CGGATAAATATTACCTGCCGCCTCTGACAGCGCACTGGAAAACATCAAGATACCGCCGATCATGTTCGGACATATCGGCAGCATCTCATCATTCCATACCACCATATCGTCATACTGCCCCGAAGTCTTGTAAAAAAGACCCATCGGATTCATTCCCAACAGGTCGTTTACAAGGTTCGTAACCATATTTGTTTCGGACACGGTTTCCACCACGCCCGTATTCACATCCTCCAACTCCACCGTCAGAGATCCAGTATATCTTCTCATCGCATCCTCCTTATGAATTGCTGCCAGACACATCCACCTGCACCGCAAAGCCACCGATAGAGCTTCTTCCGCTCTTCGTATCGGAATAAGACCTCTTCACCAGTTCATCGATCTCCCAAAGCGTGCTCTCGGTAAAGCCAACGCCCCTGAGCCTTCCTGCAAGGTTTCCGGTACCAATCGGGAATCTCTCAACATATTCCTCAACCTCGATCTTGCCATCCCATGCTGCATCAGCACCCATGCTCTGACCGGAAATCGAAGCAATGCAAAATCCCGTATCCACAGTAGCCGAACCGCCCGTGCATCGCATATAAACATTGAAAGTGTTGGTGTAATTCGCCATCACATTTTCAATCGGATAATACAAAAGGATCGTATGCCGCCCGCTGCACCAATGTTCCTGAGGATAATGTATCGGGATCATCTGGTTATTGAACTCAAAGGAAAAGATCACATCAGCGTGGCCATCCTCCGTCCAGCTCACCGGCAGCGAAACCGAAACCGTCTGCTCTTCCGTGGTACCAATTACCTCAGGCTCTTCCTCAGCATTTTCCCCTTCGCCCTCATTGTCTAGTCCTTGTGAAATTGCGTCCACATTCACCGCCGGTATCGTCACATTACCTGAAGCCGTAGCCGTCCTTGTCACAGAGTCCGCATCCACATCCACGATCACCTGCCCGAAAAACTGAGCATGATTATCCTCGGAAGTCGCAAACTCTATGGATATGATCTTTGTATCCTGGTCATGTATCGTAAATGCAGATGCATTCGTGAAGGTATGGATCCCGATCTTGCCTGCCTCAATCTGAGAAAGCAAGCCAGATATGTTCTTATCGTTCTTACTCTTCGCCTGAGCCAGCCTTGGATTCTTTCCGACACCCTTAAGCGTCTGCTTCCCGTATATCTTCACCTGATTGGAAGTAATAGCGCTGATCTGATTCTCATCTGCCTGACCGCCAACAAAGGTAAGCACATCCCCGATATCAAGCGCCGGATTGCCGATTGTATCCGAATCAAACGGCACATAATCTATGACAGAAATATCAGCCAGGATATTCTCACAAAGCTCGCGCCTTGTCTCTTCCAAGCCGAACTGAAGCAGCGGATTCACACCAAGATTCATGGTCAGCCCATCATCCGGATCCAGATGATAATACTCAGCGATCTCAGTTCTCATATTCGTAGAGGAAACCGCTGTATATCTGGTTATGAAATCCGAAAAGCTGGAAGAAAACCGGTGCCTTCCTGCCACAGTCATCACAGAAGTATTCCCATACTTCCTCAGTTCCAGCTGTCCTTCCCTGTTTATACAAAAGAAACCTCCAAGCACCTGCCCCACGTAATAGAGCACGTCCCTGTAGGTTTCAATGTCATTGTCCGTATAAATCGAAAGCCCCTCATTACCGTTCGGCATCGCCTCAATCTCAGCCTGAGTATGTGCGCACTCTACATGACATGCCTCACAGCAAAGATGGATAAAATCATACGCCTTACCCACGGTCTCAAAGCCGTTGAAATCCTTCTCAAAACGAAGCATATAATCATAGGCTTTCAGTTCCAGGCATTTGACGGTTCTGTTCGCCTCTGACACTTCAAACACGCCCATCGGAATCGCTTCATAGATCCCGTCACTCTCAACAGTCTGATCATAATCTTCATCCAGATCAGCACTATCCCGGCTATGTGATATCCTCAGATGATAAGTCAGCTCCACCAGAGCATCTTCCAGCGTATACCGGTCAATATCTGAAAGCAACGTAATCCCCAGCTCAGCCGAATACACCGTACCCAGCTCGATCTCTGTGGATCCACAACACTGCGAAGAAATATAACCGCTGCCTTTTACGATATCCTCAGCATCAAAGTTATAAACCACGCCATTCTTCGTGGTAATCTTCCCCGTCCAGTAATATTTTCTCGTATTCTCCTGCACCGCCTGCAGGAATGCGCTCGATACAGGATACATTCATACACCTTCTTTCAAAACTCCTTCAGTGTAAAGCTCACCGTCCACAGCCCCTTATAGCTCGTATCCTTTTCCAGCTTGCTCTTGAAGCCCTCCACATACATCTGTGTCTGCTTCACGGCAATCGTTTCAGGATCGAAGTATCTGACCGTGATACTTTCCTGCTTCTTATACTCGGTAAGCTTCTTCAGCCATGTTGGCGTAACCGAAAAGGAAACGGATATCTCCCTGACACCAGCTCTCACAACATCCCTCTGGATAGTACCAGCCTCAGTCTCTCCACCGGAATCCGCTTCCTTATCCTCCATGTCCACTTCATAAGAAGTAGGTAGCGGAAGGTTTTCACCGTCAAAATTCAGATATTGAATAAATGCCATCTTACCTTCCTCCACTCCGTAGATTCGCTCTCTGCTGAGCGTTTACAATCACTTCATCCAGCATCGTTCCCCCAAGATATACCGGGATCACGATATCACCACCCTGGCTTCCGGCACCTGCACCGCTCACGGCTTCTCTGATTGCAGAGACAAGTCCGCTCAGATCAGCACTGCTCACAGCACCTCCACCGGCCATAGCCATCTGCATCCCGTTCACCTGAGGATTTATAACCATATCAGCCGAAAGAGAATCCATAGCCTTCGTGACCATGCCCTTGCTCTTCTCGATACCATTTGCCAAACCCTTCATAAAGTCCGGCATCCAGCTCTCATAATCCGTAAGAGGGCCTTCATCCGGCACGGAGAAATGCAGGAAGCTCTTGATCTTATCAGCCACCGCTGATACTGCGTCTCCCACGGCACTGATACAGGACTTGATACCATTCACGATACCCATGATCAGATCCTTGCCCCAGTTAAACGCCTGTGACGCTAAGCCGGTGATATGATCTTTCACATTGGCAAATCCGCTCTTTACAGCATTGAACACATTACTCATAGCGTTTTTCACAGCGGAAGTCACATTATTCCACAGGTTCGTAACCGCTGTTTTTATTGCATTTCCAACAGAAACAACCGTGTTCTTAATGTTGTTCCAAGCCGTTGTCACGGTATTCTTGATAGCGTTTACCGCCGTGGTAATTGCATTCTTGATACCGTTCCAGATAGTCGTAAAGAAGCCAGATATTGCATTCCATATGTTCGTAGCCGTGGTCTTTATCGCATTCCAGGCTGTTGTCAGGAAAGTGCTTATAGCATTTACCACCGTAGTGAAGATATTCTGTATTCCTGTCCAAATGGTCGTAAAGAATGTCGATATCGCCGTCCATACTGTAGTCACAACAGTCTTGATCGTATTCCAAGCCGTAGAGAGGAACGTGCTGATGGCATTTACCACCGTAGTAAAGATTGTTTTGATCCCATCCCATAGCCCGGTAAAGAAGTTCTTTATGCCATTCCAAATGGTCTCAGCCGTGGACTTGATAGCCTCCCATGCTGCCGAAAAGAACTCTTTCAGCCCTTCCCATACAGCAATGGCAATCTCCTTGATATCCTCCCAAAGATCAATCCAGAACTGCCGGAACTCTTCATTCGTATTCCACAAATATATAAAAGCCGCTACCAAAGCCGCGATTGCAGCTATGATCAGTACAATCGGATTTGCCAGCATGGTAGCATTCAAGGCCATAAATGCCTTCTGAACTATCCCGATCACGCTTGCCAGCTTCGGGATAATTGTCATGATGGTACCAACGGCACTCATGACCTTACCGATCACGATCAGCACCGGACCAATAGCCGCAGCCACCAGCGCAATTGTAATGATGACCTTCCTTGTGCCCTCATCCATGGAATTCAACCAGTCCACAAACTTCTGGATCCACCCGACGATAGTACGGATAGCAGGCATCAACATCTCTCCGAAAGAAATGGCCAGTTCCTGCAGTTGTGATTTCAGGATAGTCAGTTGTCCTTCAAGGTTATCATTCATAGTCGCAGCCATATCAGCCGCGCATCCGTCACAATTCTCAATAGCAGATGAAAGCTTGTTTATATCCCCTTCCCCTGCATTCATAAGTGCCAGGAATCCGGACATCGCATTCTTTCCGACCAACGATTCAGCCGCAGCAGCCTTCTCGGACTCTGACAGCCCTGAGAATGCGGTACGACAGTCAGCCAGAATATCGGACAAATCTCTCATGGAGCCATCCGCATTGGTCGTAGCTACCGTAACCTCTCCGATTGAGGATCCGCAGATCTTCACCTCTCCCGAAAGGTTATTCATAATGGTTCTTAAGGCAGTACCGGCCTGTGAACCTTTGATACCGGCATTCGCCATAAGTCCGATTGCCTGAGCCGTATCTTCAGCCGAAAATCCCAAAGCACCTGCGATAGGAGCGCAATACTTGAAGGTCTCACCCATCATGGAGACATTCGTATTCGCATTGGAGCTTGACGCTGCCAATATATCCGCAAAATGCCCCGAATCCTGAGCCGATAATCCGAAAGCCGTAAGAGCATCCGTCACAATATCTGAGGTGGTAGCCAGATCCTCACCGGAAGCAGCTGCAAGATTCATAACGCCTTCAATACCCGAAAGCATATCTTCCGTCTTCCAGCCCGCCATTGCCATGTAATTCATAGCTTCAGCCGCCTCGGAAGCGGAAAACTTCGTCTTGGAGCCCATCTCACGGGCTTTCGCCTTCAGCTTATCGAAGTCTTCACCGGTCGCACCGGACACCGCCGCAACCTTACTCATTGCTGAGTCAAAATCAGCGGCAGTTTTCACCGCCGCCGTACCAAGAGCCGTAACGCCTGCTGTCACCGGCAGGAACTTCTTTCCTACCTCAGTGACGTTATCGCCCATCGTCTTCAGTTTTTCACCATCCGCCGCGATCTTCTGCATGGCGGTGGCAGACTGATTTGCCTGTTCCTCTAACTTCTTCAGATCGTTCTCAGTCTCGATGATCTCCCTCTGCAGGGCATCATACTGTTCCTTGGAAATCTCTCCGTTTGCCAGAGCCGTATTCGCCTGCTCAGCCGCTGTCTTTAAGGTTTCCAGCTTTTCCTTTGTCGCCGCAACCGCCTCTCCAAGCAACCTGTGCTTCTGAGCCAGAAGCTCCGTATTCCCCGGATCAAGCTTCAGTAATTTCTCAACATCCTTCAACTGCTGCTGGGTGCTCTTGACCTGAGTGTTTACGCCCTTCAAGGCAGTCTGCAATTTTGTGGTATCACCACCGATCTCGATAGTGATACCCTTTATTCTGTTCGCCGCCATCCAGGCACCCCCAATCTATAAAAATATGGAGTAACAAATCGTTACCCCATCAAAATGCATCGAATTCAGCCTGACCAGCTATCCTGTGATAGTATTTGTCAGCACCTTCATCGTTCCTGCTCTCGATAAACATTTCATTGACCATTCCTATGGTCAGCAGATCCAGATCCCTGATTGAAAGCCCGATCTGTGTACACCTGAGCATGAACAAAGCCGTTGTCATTTGCCGGTCAGTTGCATCAAGTTTTTTTTAGCCTCCACATCGGTCTTCATGTTCAAGCCCCAAAGCTCGATAATCTTAGGCAGCACCTGATAGATACTGAAAGTATTGAACTCATCCAGCCACTCTTCAGGTGTGTCCGGAATACTCGGATCAGCGTGCTTCGCCATGATGTATGCGATATTCTCAAACATCTCTAAAGAAAACATATCAAGATTACTGACTTCCTCGGAATTATCACCGATAGCCTTTTCCAGAGCAGCCAGATCCTTATAGATATCCCTCTGGAACTTCAAACGATATATTCTGGGAATAGCAGCGGATGCCCTGAACGCAACCTCTTTCCCATCAATCTCAATCTTTTTCATCATACTCATGATAAAAATCTCCCTTCTTCAGCAAGATAATAAAGTCCCGGAATCACAGGTATCCTGCAATCCCGAGACTTTAAACCTGTCTGCTTTAGTCTTCCGCAGTCACGGCCACCGTGTAAGTTCTCGAAGAACCACCATTTCTGACAGTAACCATTACAGTATTTGCCCCGGATCTCCATGTCACGCTGGATCCGCTGGTAATTGAATTTCCATTTACCGTGATCACAACGCCTGCATCCGAATCCGTAGCTGTTGCGGTAACTGTATTTGTCGCATTGGAAGTAGTAGCGGTATAAGCCGTAACATCCTTATCGAATGTCGGACTCAGGCTCACCGATCCGATGCTCAACGCCGAAAGCGAAACATCCGCTCCGGACACATCCGTAGGCATATAAACAGAGTTATACCAGTTTGTATAGGTCGTAGCCCCGGTATTGTTGCCGGTCTTCGCCTTAACCACGCCATTTGCAAGCGGCGTCGCCTTGATGGTCAGCGTCTCCGTCTGCACCTCACGGCTCTCTTCATTGGTCTTACCCTCGATACCCGGTCTCGATGCAGAGCAGTTATAAAGCACGTGTCTGATATGCTTCACGTCTCCGTCGAACTCGAAGAGCAGCGCAAAAGAATTGAGCTCCGTATTCGCATTCTCCACAAGAACATTGTTATCATCCAATGTCTCATTCAGTGCATCCACCCTGAAACTCTCAGGGATCATCGCAAGTTCAAGGTCGCCGTCATATCCCATATTGTTATTGATGACATAATAAGCAATACCATCAGCATAAAAGTTTTCCGGCTCCCCGTTTGCATCAAGCGAAATGCTTACTGCTCCCGGCAAAGGCACCGGCGTATCATAAGATACCGTACCGTCCTGGGCGATATGAAGCATCGCATAATGCGCATTCTTCAGATTGTATTTAACCTTGTTGTTAGGCATCTCTTTACCCTCCTTAATCTTCACTTACATCCGGCACATCAAAGGAATACAGCACTTCGTATAGCTTTTCCTCGGATATCCAGACCTCACTCTTGTTATAAAAAATGCCCTGGCCATCCAGAGCATCCTCCACCTGCTTCTCCACGGTCACATCTTTCTTATCCGTGTAAAGCTCGATATGCACCTCATTTATCTTGAAATACACCCTGCCGTCAGCAGCAAAGTTATCACTTCCCGGCAATAGGTAACAGATAAACGGAGGTTCCGGGCTTTCCCCCTCTGCAAAGTGATCATATGCGAAAGGGATCTTCGTACCCTGCAGCATTGCTGCCAACTGTTCAATCGTCATTTCAATGCCGCCTCCACTTCTTTCTCCAACAGTTCCGCTGCTTTCTGCTCAGCCGGTGCGATATGCGGAAAAGCTCTTGTCCTACCACCACCACGTTTCGCATGACCAAATTCAAGCAAATGGGCGATCTGGTATCTGTTTTTGGAATGCACGGTAACTTCTAAGGAATTTGAGTTTTCCTTTGTGGTCTTAACCATCCAGCTTTTTTTATAGCGCCCGGACTTAACCGGTGCCCCGTCCTGCACATCCTTCTTTGCTTCATTCCCAGCCTTTTTCACCGCAGCTTTCATATCATCCGTAGCCAGATCAGCGTATTCTTGAAGACCTTCCATGATGACATGAGCCATCTGATCGATCTTCACTCTATCCGTAGCCATGCATCATCGCCTCACTTTCCGACAGCTGAACTTCAAAGACTTCTTCCGAAAGTTCATATGATCAACATTTACGATGTCATAGAACTCACCTTTGAACAGAATCCTGTATCCTGTAGAAGTGATAGCAGCCGTCTTTGCGCAATACCTAACCGTCACTGTCATAGCCACATCTTCAACGATAGTACCGGCAACCTCTTCTTCCTTGGAACTTGCCAAACCTTCACCACCGATAGTCGCAAAACAGGTATAATACTCATCCCACTCATTCGTATGATTCCCGACAGTATCGGTCTTTACAGTATTCTTCAGGAACGCGACCTTTTCATTCAAAAGTGCTGATATCATCAGAAGCCCTCCTTCCGACTCCCGAATAAAAGAGCCCTTAAGGTCAGATCCAAGGCATGATGATCAGCCTCTTCCCTGTGCTCATACAGGTACGCCACCGTAAACATTACGGCAATCTTTCCGTTCGAGCACTCAGCCAGATCATTCTCATCATCGGTCCGCAAGATATCCATGCACTGCTTTTCACCTGCTGTTATGAAGTTTTCCAGCAATGAGTCATCATCCTCGAAATCAATCCTCAGATAATTCTTCATCTCTTCCACAGTTACGATCATCTGCTCCACCTCACAATTAAGGCGGCAGATTTCTCCACCGCCTCATAATTCTTACTCAGGCTCCACAATCTTCAGTGTGTACTCGGTCTCAGCATAACCATCCGCCCACAGAGTGAAATAATTCTTGGATTTCTCCGAATTATCACCTGCAAGCACAAGGTCAGCCGCAACCCAGCGGACAAAATATCCTGCACTCAGGTCACACTGCGTAGCCTCAGTAACATCTTCATCGCCAATAGCGGCCCCGTTGTAATAAAGATCTGTAATAGGAGAAATTCCTACTCCAAGACCGATACCAAGCCACTTATGGACACCCCAGCCATGCAACCCATCAAAATCCTTAAGGTTCTTCACCTTGTCAGACAAAGTGATCGTGATCTCATGAGTATCATTGTCCACAGCCACACTGGAAATCTTCCCAGTGTTATACTGACGATCCGCATGACCGGCAACGGTATCCGTTACGGCTGAATACTGCATTGTGAAATCATCGGGCTTCATAAGACCCGCATTCTTCATCTTCAGAAGCAGTGCGTTAATGGCATTCACGGCGTTTGTTCCGCCTGTCGCACCTGTACCGGTTGCCGCTTCCTGATTAGGCAGAAGACCACCTGCCATCTTGCCGCCTTCATCAAACTGAAGCTTGCCGCCGATATGAGTGACTTCGCCGCCCTGCTCTGTATAATTCTTTGCGTTATAATCGCTCATCATTCACCTCCAAAAATCCGGGCTGCCGCTTTTATACGACAGCCCTGTTCTCACTTATCCTTAGTGCTTCATCTTAAGAAGCTGGATGCCTTCAGGAAGAATCACCTTGCCGTCGACTCTCTCAGTTGCTACAAAACCGACCTGGCCCTTAGAGCTATAGAGCTCGTTGAGTCTCTGTACAGTTCTGCCAGAACGATCAGCGATCCAATAATTCTTGAAATCACCGAACGCAATAGCAAGAGCATCGGAAGCCATCGTAGGAGCATAAGGACTGGTGTAAAGCTCATAGCCCAGGAGCTTGTCAGGCTCACCTGCCTGAAGAGAAGGCTGCCAGAGATATACGCCGTTGCCGTCCTTAAGCTTACGGATCGCTGCAATGGTCGCGTCATTCATGAGCCACTTTGCATTTCTGCGGTAAGGGCTCTTAAGCGCATACACAAGGCTGAAAAGCTCATCAGCAGTAACAGCATTGTTTGCAGCTGCAGTGATGCCGACCTGTCCCCCGTTTGCGGTAAAGATACCCGTAGGCTGACCGGTTCCAGTACCTACACAGAAGGCCTGCTCTTCAGCGATGCCGAAAGCTCTTGCAAACTCATTTGCGATATAGCTTTCAAGATCGAACATGGAATCCTGAAGAAGCTCGATGGAAACCTTCACAAGATCAGTAAGCTTGTAAGCATCGATTGTCTTCTGTGCAAAAGTAGGATCGCTCTCGGTATAATCACCGTTCTCAGCAGTCCACTGTGCCTCGGAATGAGAAGCCGCAACCGGGATCTTCCTCTCAGCACTTGTGGTAATGACCTTCGCAAGACCTCTTACCACGTTTGCCTCATCAAGCCCCATCACGATCTGACGCTCGAACTCTTCCGGAACGAGATAACCGCCGTCTGCCTGAACACCCTCGGAAAGCACGTTATGAACAGGTCTCTGTCCACGGAGATGCGCACCGAAATCTTCCTTATAAGCATTGGAAGCACGGCCGGTCTTCTCATCGACTTCCTGCTTTGCAGGTCTTCCGGTAAGAGGCGCATTCACAGGCTTACTAAACTCTGCCTCCCTTGCCTCTGCTCTCTGCTGACGATCAATAGCTGCAGTAAGATCCTCAATCTCCTTCTCCATACGGTCATAGGTAGCCGCATCTTCTGCACTAAGCACGCCATTTTCCTTCTCATGGGTGTCAACAAAACTCTTTGCCGCATCCCACACCTTTGCTCTCTTTTCAATCAAATCCTTAACAGTCATTGCTTTATCCTCCTTAGATAAATCTCTTGATAAAATTTAAGCGCTCCCTGATTTCATCAGTGGAACGCCCATTACCAACATTGTTTTCAGTTACATCTGTTGCAGCGCTGCAACTCTCATCCGGCGCTTTGATCCTGCACTTTGCAGCAATCTTGTCCATCAGTGAATTTGTCACCGCTGCCTTGGAATACAAAGCCGAAACATCAGGTGCCCCGACATCTTCCTCCGTCTCTTCCCTTTCAAGAATGCCATCAGCAAAGCCAAGCTCCACAGCCTTATGCGCATTCATCCAGGTCTCGGCATCCATCATGCTCGAAATCTTCTGTCTGTTCAGACCGGTCTTGATCTCGTAAGCATTCATGATGCTTTCCTTGACTTCCGCCAGCATATGGATTGCCTTCTGCATCTCTCCCTTATCGCCAAATGCGATAGTCGCAGGATTATGGATCATCAGCATACTTACAGGACTCATAAGAACCTTCGTGCCTGCCATAGCGATCACGCTTGCCGCTGAAGCCGCAAGACCATCAATCTTTACAGTAACTTCACCCTTATAGTCCATCAGCATGTTATAAATCTGAGCCGCTGCCACGCAGTCACCGCCCGGACTGTTGATCCAGACTGTAACATTACCTGTCCCGGCATTTAACTCTTCACGAAAGAGCTCCGGCGTAACATCATCATCAAACCAGCTCTCTTCAGCGATCATGCCATTAAGGAAAAGCACCCTCTCAGCCACCTCTTCGCCTGAAGCCTGATCTCTGATCTTTCTGCTCTTCCAGTTCCAAAACTTCTTCATCAGGATTTTCCTCCTTCCCGTTCTCAGCTTCCAAGTTGTATGCGACACCTGCCGATACAAGTGGAACCATATTTCCGTTTACCAAATACAGATCGCCGCCATCTTCCTCAGGAATCCTGTCAAGGTTTTCAAGCTCTCGGATGTCATTTGCAGACATCCAGCCATTCTGCCTTGCTGTGGCATATCCGCTCATGCGGCTCTGGTAATCACCCCTGAGTAATCCGTCCACATTGAACTTGAAGAAATACTTCTTCTTTTCGTCCGGTGTAAGCAGGGCACGAACCATTGCCTGTTCCCATCTGCTCACCCAGGGATCCAACGTATACTTCACAAATTCAAGCGACTGCTGCTCAATATTATTGAAACTGCTCTTTTCCAAATCACCGATCATATGAGGCGGCACACGAAAGATCCTTGCGATCTCATCAATCTGGAACTTCCTTGTCTCCAGGAACTGAGCCTGTTCCGGCGAAATTGAAATCGGAGTATATTTCATCCCCTCTTCCAAAACGGCAATCTTATTTGCATTGCCGCTACCACCGAAAGTAGCCTGCCAGCTCTCACGAACTTTTGACGGATCCTTAATAGTTCCCGGATGCTCCAATACACCTGAAGGAGCCGCCCCATTCGCAAAGAACTTACTGCCATACTCCTCCGTAGCAATCGCAAGTCCGATAGCGTTCTTCGCCATCGCAATAGGGCTATAACCAACCAAGCCATCGAACCCAAGCCCCGGAATATGAAGCACATCATAAGGCTTCAGCATTACAGTTCTTCCAACCTTGTCTGTACCTTTCCTGCCATCCACCTGATCAGCGTCATAAACTGTATATTCGTAATACAGCTTCCCGTGCTCATCACGGTCCACCTTCATCCGATCCGGCATCAGCGGATACAATGCTACAACCTCACCTTTACCATTTCTGATAATCTGGCTGTAGGCATTGCCAAAAAGCAGCAGATGCGTCATCAGAGTCTCTCGGAATATGAACGAAGTCATTTCCGGATTCGGCTCATCATGAAGCAAAAAATAAAGCGGATGATCCACCGCTTTTTCTTTACCGCCATCATCGGTATATCTGTAAAATTGTAATGGCAGGCTCGCCACCGCCTCTGACAGGATCCTCACACAGCAGTACACCGCCGTCATCTGCATTGCAGATCTCTCGGTCACATATTTCCCTGCAGAACTTGTCCCCAGAAAGAAACTGTAACTGCTGCCCGCCGTCCTGTCAGTAGGCTTATCCCTGCTCTTGAACAGACCGCTTAATACACCCATATCAATTTTCTCCTTCCAATGTTTGGTTTATGGCTTCAGCTATTACGATGAAGCCAATCAAAGCCATTACGATCATTCCCATATCCTCTACAGAATGAGCAAACCTCTCGACTCGTATACACTCTCCTGCTGTTCAGCTTCATGCCGTACGCACCGATCAAGCGCCATAACAGTTGCAACAATACCATCGATCTTCTCTTTGGATTTTGCTTTTGTCAGCTTAATGTTTCCGGCATCATCCGTCTCAATGACAACGTTTCCTGCCATCCATCTGAGCACCGGGTTTCCTCCATGAACCATTCGACCTTGCATAAGCACTTTATAGAACTCCTTGCAGGCCGGGCTCATATCCTTATACCCCTGACCGAACTGAACCATAGTAAGTCCTTCTTCCATAAGATTCGTCACAAGCATCGTGGCATTCCATCGGTCATAGGCAATCTCCAAAATATGATATTTTTCAGCGCATTCCTCAATAAAGTGCTGGATGCGGTTGTAATCCACTACATTCCCCGGCGTTGCCATCAGAAAACCTTGCTTCTCCCATACATCGTATGGAACTGAAGCCTGCTTCACTCTCTGAGGAATAGTCTCCTCCGGCACCCAGAAATACGGAACTACAACATACTTCCCGTCTTCATCCTCAGGCGGAAACACCAACGAAAAAGCCGTGATATCACCGGTACTGGATAAATCCAGCCCTGCGTAACAATCACGACCTCGAAGGGAATCTATGTCTATTGGCTCATCGCCTCTCATATAAATCTGATCCGGGATCCATGCCGTTTTAGCTGAAACCCACATATTACAGCGCAACCATTTGAAGGTTATTTCATCTGCCGGATTTTGCTTTGCCTCACGATATGCATCACGTAATCTCTCAATATCAACCGTATATCCCAGCGAAGGATTAACCTTATACCAGTTTGCTTCATCCTCCCAATCTTCTCCATCCTTTAGTCCATAGACCACAGGATAAAATGTCGGATCTACACGCCGTCCTTCCAGAATATCTACCGCTTTCAAATATAGTTCGTATGCGATTGAATGCCTATCGGTTCCAGCAGTGGTTATAATGAAATGCAAAGGATTTTGACGGGCATCTGACGATCCTTTAGTCAGAACATCGTATAACTGCCGGTTTGGCTGTGTGTGGATTTCATCAAACACAAGCCCAGATACCGAAAATCCGTGTTTGTTCCCAACCTCAGCAGAAAGCACCTGATAGAATCCAGCATTTCCATAATTGACAATACGCTTCGTTGCCGTCATCAGCTTCGATCTTTTCATCAATGCCGGTGACATCTCCACCATTTGTTTTGCTACATCGAAAACAATACTAGCCTGCTGTCGATCAGCAGCGGCTCCATATACTTCAGCGGATGGTTCGTTATCTGCATAGAGCAAATACAGGGCAACTGCAGCGGCCAATTCACTCTTGCCTACCTTCTTACATATGAAGATAAAAGCTGTCCGAAATTGCCTACAGCCATCATCCTTCACGATTCCGAAGATGTCTCTTATCAGCTGCTCCTGCCAAGGCAAAAGCCAGAATCGTTTTCCTGCCCATTTACCCTTGGTATGGCATAAGTTCTCTATGAATTTTACTGCCCTGTCTGCTTTTGCTTTATCATAATGAGAAGTCGGAAGCATAAATTTAGAAGGTTTATAGTTCTTCAGCTTAGGATATCCGGCAGGTCTTCTTTCTGCCATTAAGCCTCACCCCCAAGAATAGCCTCCATCTCATCTTCATCATCTTTGCCGACGCCTGATGCCGCCATGATCCTTGACCTGGCCGAAGGTGTAAGTCCAAACTCGGATGCTGCCTGCATCATAAGTCGCTGCTCTGTATTGCATATTGCAACCCACGGATTCGGTCTCTGCATTCCGTTTTCGGTTTCATAAGTAGCTCCCTCGGAGTTGATATGATCCTGAGCCTCTTTCCATCTGGCATAAGACTGACAGTATGCGGCAAATGCAGACCGGTCAACCTCAGTCAACACACCCATCTGGTTCAGTTTTTCACAGAGCCGCTTCCACTCTTCTTTGGCATCTGGCAATAACCATTTCGGACAGTCGGGCATTCCCTTACCCGGCATAGGCTCCTTCGTATTCAGTTTTCTTTTTCCCGGATTGCCTTCCAGCTTTTTAACAGCTGTAGGCTTTGGTTTTCTTCCTGCCATAGGGCACTCCCTCCTTTCCCAGGATTTTCACTTTCAATTTCGCGATTTTACACAGAAGAGGGGGCGCCGGTCTTGGAGCCGTAAGCGTCCAGAGATTTCAATACCCCCTTCCCTTCATCAGAATCGGTACTCCACGTCCCGATCCTCGGTCATTGTCTTCACATTATGATGATGCTCGCACAAAGGCTGCCAATTGCTCTTATCCCAGAACAGCTTCATATCTCCACGATGCGGAATGATATGATCCACGACTGTAGCCTCGGTAATCTTTCCCTCAGCGTAACATCTCACGCATATGGGATTAGCCTGCAGGAACTTCTTTCTTGCCTGCTGCCATTTGTATCCGTACCCACGCTCACATGAATAGCTGCGGTCTTTCATATGCATCGGCTTATGCTTCTCGCAATACATCTGTCCATATGGAATTAAAGCCGCACATCCCGGATGTTTGCACGGGATATCTGGTCTCCTTGGCATATCCATCCTCTCCATTACAAAAGCCCGGCAAGGATTGTTCCCTCCGGGCTTCGTTCATTTTACACTTTCGTCAGTATAACAATATCATATGTCCAGTGCGAAATTCAGCGAAAAAGTGCGCAAACTTATTTTTTATCCAAAATCTCCTGCACGGCTTCAAGAGCTTTCCCGTGCATAAGCTGTGCGCTTCTCACTGATCTGTTAATGTCACAGGCGATATCCTCCCATGTCAGCATCTCGAAATATCTCTCCTGAAGGATAAGCTGATATTCAGGATCCGGAACCTTCATAACAACGCCCATCATTTCCTTACGCAACTCCTTAAGCTTGTCCGTCTGTTTTCTGATTTCTTCTGTCAGATCACAGATATCCACAACTCTGTTTTCCAGCTTTGATGTTTCTCCACTTGGATTGCGTGGCATATCGCTTAAGACCTGTGTTATGTTTGTAGCCTGATCCCAAAGGTTGTTCACCTGCCTCACAAGTGAATTGATCCTCTTATCAAGGAAAAAGGCCTGCTGCATATATTCCTTAGCTTTCATCGTCTCACCTCCCCAAGATTAGCTTTCACTGCTGCTATCAGATTTTCCTGAGTCGTACTCTTTCTCTTAAGTGCATCCACCACATCCAGATCAACAGTATCCTTGCAGATAATGTGGTGAATCGTCACTGTATTTGCCGTAGCACCCTGTCTCCAAAGCCTTGCTACTGTCTGTGAGTAGTAGTCATATGACCACGGAAGTGTTACCCAGATTTCAATATGGCCACCCTTCTGTAGGTTCAATCCGTGCCCCGCCGACATCGGACTTATCATTCCAATCTGTATCTTTCCTGCATTCCAGTCATCAATATCAGCATCTGTCTTGATATCCCGAACCTCATAACCCTGTTCCTTCAGATACTCACGGATCCTGTCATGGTCAAATCTGAAATGATAGATAACCAATACGTTCTGTCCGTTTGCCTGCTCTATCAAGTCTGATAGCATTTCCAGCTTCCTGCTGTGAATATTTACAACGCCACCGTCTTCTGTATAAAGACATCCGGAAGCCATCTGCATAAGCTTATTGGATAAAACTGCCGCATTCTGTGAAGTAACGGTCTCCCCGTCAAGCTCTACTACCAGCTCCTTCTTCATTTCCTCATAAGCAGCTCTTTCATCGGCATCCATCTCAACCTCGTGATCGACATATATGCACTCCGGCATATCAAGGTAATCCACACTTTTCATACTGACCGCCATATCTGAAATCTTGTCGTATATCCTCTCTTCCGCATCCGGCAGTGGAATATAGTTGAATACCACGCCGGTATATGGGTTGAAAGCACCTCTGCGGAAGTATGTATCCCTAAACCTTCCGATGAATCTGCCGAATCTCCGGAAATTATCTATGATACCGACTTCAGCAAACAGATCTTCAAGTCCCTGAGGAGTAGGCGTTCCTGTAAGTCCGATCATCCTTTTTATATAAGGTCTCACTTTACGGATAGCCTTAAATCTCTGGCTCTTAAAATTCTTGAAGCTGGATAATTCGTCCAATATCACAAGATCGAATGGCCAGGGCTGCTTATTATCCTCGTAGTACTTCACTAACCAAGCCAGATTCTCTCTGTTTATCACATAAATATCAGCCTTCTGCTTCAGTGCCGCTTTACGTTCAGCTGCCGTACCTGTCACTCTCGATAATTTGAGGTTTTTCGTATGAGACCATGCAGTGGCTTCATCCATCCAGACCTTTGTAACTCTCAGCGGTGCCACCACAAGGCATTTATCAACCTCGAAGCTGTCATACATCAGAATCATGATTGCCGTCAGCGTTATGATCGTCTTGCCTAATCCCATTTCAAGTATCAGAAGTGCCTCCGGATGTTCCAAAAGGAATTTCACACAGAATTCCTGATATCTATGCAGATCCTCTCTTTTCAACATTTAACTTTTCCTCCACTTCGCTCTTTAGCTTTCTGACAAGGAACTCACCGTCCACGGATGTCAGAGTGCTGTAATATTCACTTGTAAAGAACCTGACCAGTGATGCCACCTCTGCTGCCGCACTCTTGCTCTTAGGATTTTTAATAAGCTTCTTATATTCCGTCCTGAAATCCTTTACCGCTGACAGCACAATGGCGTTTGCAAGATTCTCCCAATTTCCTCTTGTCGCATCTTCGTGAACCATCCCACTACTCCTTTGCCGTTGCTTTTATCTCTTCAATAATCATTGGGATATAATTCGGATCATCCAGAACAAATACCTTAAAGCCCATGTTTCTAAGCTGCCTATGTCTGACCTGTTGGATCTTCCTCACCTTGCCGCCGGGTGCCTTCACCTCAACGAAAGCAATGCGACCGATACAGCTATCCGCGAATAAAACTATTCGGTCGGGGGCACCGTCCCATCCTGGCGACACCCATTTAAGGCAAAGTCCGCCTGCATCCTTCACCGCCTTAATAAGTGCACGTTCTATCTGCTTTTCCGACATATCCACCTCCAAAAGTGAAAGCTGGTGAAAGCCAATTCCTATTCTTTTCTATATAGAAATTCAAAAAATTATCTATAATGCGATTTAATGGGTATCAGCCTTCACTCGCTTTCACTTTTTTGCTCTAAACCCTTATTTTTCAAGGCTTCACAGCCACTCCGTCGAAAATGCCATCTACACCGAAAATGTGATCATAATTAAGCACTTTCTCAAAAGTTTCGTAATCCAGACTGCATCTGCCTTCACTTTTGACATAATCCATGTAAGCCTCATAGAGTTTTCTGCCGTCTGTCCTGAGTGCCGGACCTCTGTCACAGCACTCATACAGAAACAGCATTACCCCACCAGCCTCATCCCTTGTACATATAGCCATTTGTCATCCCTCCACAAAAGCAGGCTTCACCCTGATCCCGCTGAAAACCATGCCCTTGTTTGTCTTACGCTTCTCAAAGCCAAGGTTCTCCAGCGTATTGGAAAACTCAGCATTGCTTCTGGTAAACTCACCAACCCTGTCGCAGTAGGATCTGTATTCCTGATAAAGATCCCTGGACATCTCCTTATAGGAAGGATCAACCTCACAGCAGTCGCTCATAAACGCTGACATCCAGTCGTTTTCTTCCCTGTAGGCATCAATGGCATCCTGAACGACTTTTGGACGCTTGATATGGAAATTGCAGGCAATGACCTTCTCAGCTCCCTCGATAATCCATGACAGGACAGCCGGACCCGCCTCTTCCACAAGGACATCCGCATAGTTTTTCTGATCACCCGAATCCTGAAATACGGCATTAAACGGTATCACTACCAGTCTTCTCCATGTTCCGTGATCCATAGCCCCAACCTTAGGCAGATGGTTCGTGAACAGAATCGTTGTATGTGACGGAGTAAAAGGACTCGGATCCTTGAACTTCTTTTCGCCCTGAATATCATCCGTGGATGTGATCTGCTTAAGCATCGAAGTCGAAAGCCTTGTACCCTCTTCAAGTTCAGCGGCAATAACAAAACGTCTGCCTTTAAGCTCTGTGATCTCCCACTTAACATTCCTTCTGCATCCGACAACCAGAGCATCCGCTGACAATGACCAGCTGTATGAGCCTAAAACCCTTGCTACAGTATTAAAGAAGGTGGATTTACCATTCCTGCCTTCTCCGTAGGCGATGATCAAAGCCTCGATGAAGACCTTTCCAATAGCCGCAAGTCCGCATACCATCTGTACATACTCTTCCAGCTCTGCGTCATTGCAAAATGTCTTATGAAGGGCATCCTCCCAGAGATCCTTCCCCTTATCGCCGGGCTCACAGAGAGTAACCTTAGTGCAAAGGTCATCACTCCTATGCTGCATCTTCCCCATAAGTCCAAGCCTGAGATCATAGGTGGACTCCTGTGTATTGAGCAGGAAGCAGTCCTTATCCAGATCACCGTACTTGACATGAAGCATGGGCTTAGCCGCCTCCATAGCAGAATTTACATATTTCATATCTCTACGCTTCATTACAAAAGCCAGGAAACCAAGAGCTTCAAGATACGCATTGAACAGCTTGATCTGTACCGGCGTAGCTCCGTTCGGAGGCTTCTTTCCCGAAAGATCCGACTCACTAATGCCGGAATTAAGCAAAGCCTGCTTCGCTGAAAAGACCATCCTCTGAGCAGACGCGAGCTGAAGATCAAGAAATCTCTCCACAGCTCCTAATGCCGCAGGCATGGATTCTTCCCAATGAACACCGTTGTAATAGAGATATCCCGTAGCCTGGTTATGTCTCAGCTCATCTTTTTCTTCTGCTGACAAGACCTTGGCCTGACCGATATCTGAGTAATCTGAAGGCTTTAACGAGCCGGGATCCGTAACCTGTGTACCGTTATAAGTAGACGGCGGAACATAACCCGGTGCCTGAGAGACAACCTTTCCGAACTTACAGGCACTCCCCCAGATCTTATCCATCTCATCGTCTGAAAGAGGCGGATCGCACTTTTCGTTCTCAGCCATAAAAATCTGCCTGGCATCATCACCTGTTCCGAACCTCTTGACCACTCTGCCTGCAAAATGGCTCATAGTAGCATTCCTTCTGCCCTGCGGTATCGTGTAATGAGTACCTGTCATGGCATCCAGCTTCTTGATGTAATCATCAATATCCATACCGCCTTCATGCCAGATGATGTCTTCAGGCTTTACGCTGCTCCCATAAAGGAAGCGGGCACCGTCAAGACAATTACCATCAAAGAAGGGAAATGCTGCATATACTGCCTTCTTCAGATCCTCCACCGCCGAAAGATCCGTCATCTTCTTATGAGGAAAGAACACATGGAACTTCGGTCTTGCGGCCTTACCATCCTTCTCCTTCATATGATTGCGGCTGAATACAATGATGAAATCCACTCCGTCAAACTCTTCCGCAAATCTCTCAGGCGTGATCCATTCCTCTGGATTCTCCGAATGCTCATTATCAATATCCAGAGCCTCCACGTCGGATCCAAGGAAATTAGCTTTGCTGCGCTTATACCCTTTGAACTCTCCGCAGGTATGGTCTTTAGCGACCACACCTGCCAGATCATCTGCATTCTTAACAACTACCGGATGCTGATAAAGCGTGTTCTTCGCTTGTCCACAGCAATCTGCCTGATATATGGTGAACTCTGTCATTACTCTTCCTCCTCTGAAATGCTATCCAAGAGCGTTGCCGATACAGCAGCAAACGCATACGCAAGTGACATAAGCTCTGCATCTCCTGATGCTGCAATCTCAAAGCCTGACCCGTTGCCGTCTTTTCCGGTTTTTAAGGTCACTATCATGTCTGTCGCTCCCTCATTCTCTATGGAGATATATGTACGACCGCCTTTTTTGCGATCACCGCCACAAAAGCCGGTGGATCCTGCATATACAGCCAGGCTCACATTTGCGTTCTCGATCAACTCTTTTTCTGTATTTACAGGAACGCCGTTAATCTGAACGACCCTCTTTACCTCTTTCATATGAAATCTTCCTCCCTTAAATATCTGATCTTCATGTTTCGCTTCTCAGCCTTTTCTATTTCCGCTGCCATTCCGTCGGATATCGTGTCACCGCACACCCACAGTTCTCTACATTTGGAAAGCAGTACCATTCCCATGAACAGCGCTAGATCTCTCTCCGTTTCTTCTGATACAAACTGTGGAAGCAACAGATGCGGCGCTATCGGGATGTATCCCTGATCAACCGCATACCGGCTGTACCGTCTCGCCTTCTTCGTATTACCTTCTGTATCCCCTCTATATGGAGAACAGATATACACTACCGGCATAAATCCGAAGGCTGTGAGATCATCCTGTCCGCTACAGATATTCTTTATTGCTGTCTCTGCTGTCGGATCCGGATAACCCTCTGGGTGTTTACCATCTACACTCATATCTTCATCACCTCGATTCTGCTGACTGACGAACGAGCCTGTTCCCGTTCTATAAGTCTTGGGATATTTTTTTCAGCAAAACCGTCTGAACCGGATCCCTTCCTTTTTATATAGAAAAAATCAACCTACCTCTTTTGCCGATATCCGGCACCTTTGTCGTAAACCTCATCCACCGCCCTCCCTGTGATCACAAAAAATATCCCAAGACTCATGAAGGCGATAAAGATAACTGCTCCTGAGCAGCGGATAGAAAAAATATCCCAAGACTTATGAAGGCGATAAGAAACCACTTCAAAGCAGCGGATTAAAAAAAATATCCCAAGACTTATGAAGCAGGAAAACATCCACTTCACCGGGATCAGAAAAAATATCCCAAGACTTACGAAGACAAAGAAAGTACACGGAGGAAAAAGACATGAGGAACAGGATAGACCAACAACGAATAATCAAGCGTCAGATCTCCTGGTCAAGTGCAAAGCCAAGAGATCAAAACAAAGGACATCGCAGCCAGCAGAACTATTTAAGAAGGGAGAACCGTAATGAAAAAGAAAGATACCACGGCACTGGCTGAAGCTTTCAGAAAGCTCAGCTCAGCAGCAGCCGAAATAGCGGAAGCCTTAGACAGTACAGATAAAAAGACAGATACAGCTGAGACACCTGTGAAGGAAACAGCTGTAGAGACAACTGCCAAGCCTGCCGCAAAACCTGTAAAGGAAGAAACGGCTGCACCGGCAAACAATGTCAGCTTTGAGGATGTAAGAACCATTCTTGCAGCAAAAGCGGGCGATGGTTTCAGAGCAGAAGTAAAAGGGATTCTCACGAAATACAAGGCATCCTGCCTGTCAGACCTTGAATCTCAGCCCGAGAATTTACCTGCAATATTAAAGGAAGCAGAGGCGATAGGAAAATGAGTAAACATTCACCTTGCTCTCCATCATCGAGCTTTCGCTGGACGAAATGCACCAGATCAGCACGAATCAATGCGGAAGCTGATGACAGGGGAAGCCCTTACGCACAGCAGGGCACAGATGCACATAGCCTGTGCGAGCACCTTGTCAACAAGGCTCTTGGACGAAAATCCAGCGACCCTACTGAAAACCTCACCTGGTACGATCAGGAAATGCAGGAAAGCGCTGAAGGATACCGTGACTTCGTAGTAGGTGCCATTGAAGAAATAAAGAAAAGCTGCCCGAACCCCTATATTGGAGTCGAACAGCGTCTGGATTTCTCAGATTGGGTACCTGAAGGCTATGGCACCGGAGACTGCATCATTGTAGCAGACGAAATCGCTCATATCATAGATTTCAAATATGGTATCGGGCTCCCCGTCAAAGCTACAGAGAACACGCAGCTCATGTGTTACGGTCTCGGGATCCTTGAAACCTTCGGAAACCTATACAACATTAAGCGCATAAGGCTCAGTATTTATCAGCCCCGCCGTGAAAATGTTGATACCTGGGAGATATCCACTGAAGATCTTCTGAAATGGGCGGATGAAGTATTAAAGCCCGCCGCCAAACTGGCATATGCCGGTGAAGGCGATTTCAAGGCAGGCGAACACTGCATCTTCTGTAGGATCAAAGACACCTGCAGAGAAAGGGCTGACTACTACATGGAGCTCATGAAGCATGAACTGAAAGACCCGGCAGAACTTACAGACGATGAAATCGCTCTGATTCTTCCAAAGGTCGAAGGACTTGTGGGATGGGCGACAGATCTTAAGGAATATGTCCTTCAGCAGACATTAAGCGGCAGAAAGTATAAAGGCTTCAAAGTAGTTGAAGGCCGTGCGACAAGGAAATATACAGATGAAGCCACAGTTGCAGATGTCGTGGAGAAAGCCGGATATGACCCTTACGAAAAGAAGGTTCTCGGCATCACGGCAATGACCAAAGAACTCGGTAAGAAAAAGTTCGAGGAACTTCTCGGAGGGCTGGTCTACAAGCCTAAAGGAAAACCGGTACTTGTTACAGATGATGACAAGAGACCAGAGTACACAAACGTTACTATTGATGATCTAAATGACAATTAAGGAGGATAAGATCATGTTAAGAACAACAGAAGTAGTTACAGGTAAGAATACACGTTTCAGCTATCTCAACGCAAATGAGCCTAAGCCTACACAGGACGGCACGAGACTGAAGTACAGCAGCTCCCTCATCATTCCTAAGAGTGATGTTATCACCAAGGAGAAGATCGAGGCAGCTATCAGAGCCGCCTATGAGGAAGGCCAGAGCAAGCTTAAGGGCAACGGCAAGTCCGTTCCTCCGCTTGATTCTCTTAAAACACCCCTTCGTGATGGCGATGCTGAGCGTCCGGATGATCCCGTGTATGCAAACAGCTGGTTCATGAATGCGAACAGCGACAAGAAGCCAAAGGCATGGGATGCAAACGGTAACGAGATCATTGATTCTTCTGAGCTTTACAGCGGAATCTATGGCAAAGCCGTCGTAAACTTCTATGCTTATAACACTCATGGATCCAAGGGTATCGCCTGCGGATTCGAGGGGCTTCAGAAGCTTCGCGACGGTGAGCATCTTGGTGGTGCCAATATCACCGCAGATATCTTCGCTGAAGGTAACGATGACGACGATGATGACAGCTTCCTGCAGTAATCATTAACCGGGAGGGGCGGCAGGTAGACATGCCGCTCCCCTTTATTTTTTTGGAAAGGACAAAGAGATGACAGACACAGATATTGTTACTCTGGAACTGGATATCGAAACCTTCAGTGACAGAGATATTAAAAATGGAGTCTACCGTTACGCCGAATCACCTGTCTTTGAAATCCTTCTTATGACGGTGTTTGTAAACGGAGAACCGTATGCAGTATATGATATAGCATCCGGCGACATAGTTCCCGATGAGATCATCCAGGCTATCGTATCGGAGGATGTAATAAAATGGGCGCATAACGCCTCTTTCGAGAGAATATGTCTCTCGGTGTGGATCCGTGACAATTACCCTCAGTACTTCCGCTCCTACGGAAATCCCGATGATACTGTCGGTAATTACCTTAACCCGGTATCCTGGAAATGCTCCATGACACTTGCAGCTTATAACGGTCTTCCGCTCTCACTTGAATCTGTAGGTCAGGTTCTCGGATTCGAGCAGCAGAAGCTTAAATCCGGCAAAGAAGGCATCCGCCTTTTCTGTAAGCCAGTAAAACCTACAAAGTCAAATGGGATGCGCACAAGAAATCTGCCTACAGACTATCCAGAAAAATGGGAAGAATTCAAGAATTATAACTTTATTGATGTAGACGTGGAGATGTCCATCATAAAAAGACTGAAAAAATATCCTGTGCCTGATTTTGTTTGGGATGAGTATCACATGAGCGAAAAGATCAATGACAGAGGCATCCTTGTGGATCCGACAGTTGTAACCAACGCTATCGAGCTGGATCAGATCTCTCATAATGCGCTTGCTCAGGAAATGATCGATAAAACCGGTCTTGAAAATCCCAACAGCCCGGCTCAGCTGAAGACCTGGCTTAAGAATAAAGGTGTGGATGTTGAAAGTCTCGGAAAAAAAGATGTGAAGGCACTTATTGAAGAAGTACCTGAAGATATAGCCGATGTTCTCAGGCTTAGACAGCAGATTGCAAAGTCCAGCGTCAAAAAATATCAGGCCATGCAGAACTCTATGTGTGATGATGGCAGGTGCCGTGGGCTTTTCCAGTTTTATGGTGCCACAAGGACAGGCCGCTACGCCGGACGCAATATCCAGCTGCAAAATCTCCCACAGAACCACCTGCCTGACATCAAAGAAGCCAGAAATCTGGTTAAGAATGGTGACTATGAGATGCTTCACCTGCTCTATGGGAATGTACCTAATGTGCTTTCAGAGCTGATTCGTACTGCGCTGATCCCTAAGCCTGGCTATACATACACGGTATCGGACTTCAGTGCAATCGAAGCCAGAATTCTTTCATACCTTGCAGGCGAACAGTGGCGTATCAAGGTTTTTGCTGACAACGGAGATATCTATTGTGCTTCAGCCTCTCAGATGTTCCATGTACCTGTCGAAAAACACGGTCAGAACTCTCATTTGAGGCAGAAAGGGAAGGTTGCAGAGCTTGCCCTGGGATACGGTGGCGGTGTAGGTGCCATGAAATCTATGGGCGCTCTAGATCAGGGACTGACAGAGGATGAGCTTCAGCCTATCGTAGATAAGTGGCGTGAGTCTAATCCTAAGATTACAAAATACTGGTGGGATGTGGATGCCGCTGTAAAGAAGGCAGTCAAGCTCCACCTGAAATCATCTGTCGGCTGTGTTACCTTTGAATGGGTATCCGGGATGCTGTTTATCTGGCTCCCTTCTGGTCGCAGGCTCTCCTACGTGAAGCCTCAGATGTGTACAAACCAGTTTGGCGGCGAATCCGTCAGCTACATGGGCACCGACAGCCAGAAGCACTGGTGCCGCATCGAAAGCTACGGTCCAAAATTTGTTGAGAACATTGTCCAGGCTATCGCCAGGGATCTTCTCTGCTACGCCATGAAGAACCTCTCAGATATGTTTATCGTCGGTCATGTGCATGATGAAGTCATCATCGAGTGCCCTCCCGATGTGAAATATCAGGATATCTGCAGCATCATGGGACAGGCTCCGCCCTGGCTGCCGGGGATCAATTTGAGGGCTGATGGGTATACTACAGAATTTTATCGTAAGGATTGAGTACAGAAAAGGCGGCTCCGGTGTGGAGTCGCCTCTTTCATTTACATATACTTTTTGAATGTATCTCTCATCTTTACCGCCACATCTATGGTCTGGTTCATGAGCTCATTGTAATTGGAATGATCATCAAAGTTTAATCCGTCTATACGATACTTTATACGAGAGGCTTTCTTGCCGTCCAGCCTGTCCCAGATAAGCTTAAATCCAAGGGCACTCTCAATCTCTTCCTTGTGATCTGAAAATGTATCGAAGAGATCTTTGTTGTCACTTATATAACACTCGACCACAATGCGCCCATCCTTATTTACAAGGTCAATCGCTATGTGAGCATCGCTGGTTCCCATTGCTACATCATACCAGTGATCAGTAGTAGCTTTTCTCAGATTAAACGGCTTTCCCTTGGCAATAACAACTTGGTTGAACTGCTCCCAGAATGCAAGGCGTTCGCCCTGGCTCTTATTCAGATCACTATCATCTGTCTTGACCTTGCTACGCTTTACGAAATCATTTGGCTTCTCAACGACCTCAAACTTAGGTGCCGGATCTGAATCCCCGATTTTGTATGCGTGAATCTCAATGAGGAAGAAATTCACATCGTTATTGGTATTATTATTCAACCATTCAATAGCTGCACGATGCTCTTCCTTTGCCTCCTTCACGATCCAAATCATTACCTTAGCATTTAGTCCGGAAGCATAGGTAATAATCTTTCCAAGGTGGTCATGATTAGTACCTTCCAGCTGGTTTTCGACTATGACAGTAATACCGGAAGTCTCATCTTTTGCCACTATATCACAGCGATATGGACCGACATATACTTCCTTGTCAACGTCTGTGAGTGTAAGCCCAATGATGTCGTTAAGATATTCAAGATTCTCTGTTTTTGCAAGCCAGTTTGAAAAATCATACTGCTCATGCTTCCAGAGCTCTCTGACATCTACCTCTGTAAGTTTTCCGATATTTGCCATGACAACGCCTCCTAGTTCTTTCCGCTCATCGCATCAAAATATGACATAGCTCTTTTCGCAATAGATTCCGATGCATGCTCCGAACTATACTCATAATCAACCCACATCTCGCACTGGCTAATAACTGTTTGAATAGCATCCTCCATTCCTTCCGGTGGATACTTATATTTCTTCAAGAGTCTCTTGATCATACGACGCATACCTGCTCTTGCCGACTCTTTTTTCTCCCAGTCAACCGTTCGCGATGCTCGTAATGACTCCGTCAATTCTTTTGTTATTGCAATAAGCTCATCGTTTGAGTACAGATCCTTTATTGCTTCAGGTTTTGTCAATGCATCGTAAAATGCCAACTCTTCATCGGATAATCCCAGCTCATTTCCAGCTTTATGCGCATCAGAGATATCCTGAGCCATTTTCATTAATTCGGCTATCACTTCTTCATTCGTGAGCATCCCATTTAGGTAGGACTTAACTATACGATCCAACATTTCAGAAAACTGTTGAGACTTTACTACGTTAGTCCTCTTGTACAACCTCACCTGTTCAGATATAAGCTTCTTCAACAATTCGATGGATAGATTCTTCTCTGGCATCTTTGCAACTTCTTCCATGAACGCTGCATTAAAAAGATTGAATTCCTTATCCACATCTGTAAACAGATTGATAACACCATCACTTTGTATACTCTGCTTAAGAAGTTCATTGATCTGTGCATTAATCTCTTTTAGTGATATTGGACCCGGCTTTTCAATTTTGATGATTACAGAACGTACAGTTTCTAAGTACGCCTCTTCTCTTCTTTCTTCTGCATTCGCTATACTCTTTGAAAGAGAGAATGCCTGCTTCATCATATAACATTCTGTCAGGAACTGTTCCTGAATTTCTGACAATGACGGGTCTGAAAGGAAATTCACACCACCAGTAATCAGATTAGCTCTCTTAAGATCACTCTCGGTAGTCAAGAATTCAGAATAATCAAATCCGTGCATCAATTCACGACAAACAATGAGTTTTTCCTGAAACTTTTTATATGCTGTTTGCGAAACATCCATATTGGAATAGTTTTTACGATCCTGGTCTGTGTACTGCTTCATTGCAGCCTTCAGTGCGGAAGCTATCCCAATATAATCAACTATCAAGCCGCCTTCTTTGTCCTTAAACACACGATTTACACGGGCTATTGCCTGCATAAGATTGTGCCCCTTCATTGGCTTGAATACATACATTGTTGACATGGATGGAACGTCAAATCCTGTCAACCACATATCGATGACGATAGCAATCTTAAATTCGCTATCATTATCTTTAAATTCCCTTGCCAATCCTTCTCTGTATGCTTTATTGCCGGTGAGCTCTTTCCACTCAACAGGGTCTTGATTGCCTCCTGTCATAACAATCTTGACTTTATTTTTCCATTCCGGTCTTAGATCGTTTAAGATATGCTCATATATTTTTACAGCAATCGGTCTGGAATATGCAACGATCATAGCCTTCCCGGTTTGCTCATACTGACGGTAATTCTCATAATGTTCAATGATATCGGTACATAATGAATGAATAACTTTAGGTGTTCCAAGCACACTATCCATATGAGCCAATTCATGCTTGCTCTTCTCGATATCAACCTCATTCGCATTTTCTGCCAGCTTCGCATAGGTGGCATCTATCTTTTCGATAAGATCAGGATCTAATTCCAGTTTTACAACACGGCTTTCATAATATATTGGTCTGGTTGCACCATCCGCAACAGCCTGTGTCATATCATATATATCAATATAGTTTCCAAATACCTCTAAAGTGTTTCTGTCTTCCAGTTCAATCGGAGTCCCTGTAAATCCAATGTATGTAGCATAAGGGAGCGCGTCTCTTACACGTCTCGCATTACCCACGGTCACTTTTCCGGTCTTCGCATTAACTTTTTCCTCAAAGCCATATTGGCTACGATGGGCCTCATCTGCCATTACAATAATATTTCTTCGCTTTGATAAAGGCTCATCACTTTCTTCGAACTTCTGCATGGTAGTGAAGATAATACCATTAGCATTTCTTCCTTCCAGCCAATTCATAAGGCCTACCGTCTTTGAACCATTCTTTATCTCATCATCTGATAGTTTTCTCTTTTCAGCCTGAATTGGTGTTTGCCTGAGAAAATCCTTGCACTTGGAAAACTGGCTAAACAATTGATCATCCAAGTCATTTCTATCTGTTATTACCACAATAGTAGGACTGTTTAATTCCTTCTGAAGTAACTGAGCATAGAAAACCATCGACAATGATTTCCCGCTGCCCTGAGTATGCCAGAATACACCACCTCTGCCATCACCGCCCTCAGAGCTGGCTTTCACTGTCGATTCTACGGCTTTTTTTACAGCAAAATACTGATGGTATGCTGCAAGTATCTTAGCATCGCCATCCGTTTCTTTAGAAAAGCATATAAAATTCTGAAGGATATCCAGAAATCTTCCTTTTGTAAACATGCCCTTTATAAGGGTTGTGAAATCAGCATACCTTGTCTCTTCGTAATTACCATCAACTGTCTTCCATTCCATGAAACGATCAAAATTTGCTGTTATTGTTCCAGCCTTGGTCTGGGACTGATCGCTAATAACACAAAATGCATTGTAAATGAAAAAACTTTCTATGGATTTTTTGTAGTTTTGTATTTGCTGATACGCATCCTCTATTGTTACCGAATCAGCTTTTGGCGATTTTAATTCGATCACTACTACCGGCAAACCGTTTAAAAATATAACAACATCTGGTCTTTTTGTTTCGTAATCAGTATAGGTCCATTGATTCGCTACAATAAAGCTATTCAAAGATGGATTATTATAGTCTACCAAATATACAAGTGTTGATTTCGTTTCCCCCCCATCGTTATAACTCACTTGTATACCATTTTGTAGGTAATCCATAAATATTTCATTTTTGGAAACCAAGGAGCCTGATTCATAATTTCTCAATTTATAGATAGCTTCCTGTATAGCAGACGATGGCAGTTCGGAATTAATTGTCTCCAATGAGTTTTTAAGCTGAAACTCTAATAAAGGATCTCGAAGATTTCTATCCATGTCTGGACCATATATGTAACTATATCCAAGATTCTCAAACAGTTCGATTATTGAATTTTCATAGGTTGACTCATTAAATCCGATCATGTCTTCAATCCTCCTTGCTCTCCCCTTTGAGCTTGCTATACTGACCCTTCCATGCTCGTGAAGGCTTATAACAAATATGATCCTCATTGGCAAATGCACACTTGCCTTCTAACCCATTATATTTACAAATGTCTGGATTTCTCTGTCTGCACCCAAATGTTTTATCCTCAGCATCAATAGCGTTAAGTGGATCATTAAAAGGGATTGAGTATTTATTCTTTTTCATATCAGTGTACTAATATCTAATTCACCACTCAAAGCGGGCGGAATCAGTGTATCTCTCAAAGATTCGAGTCTTCTATTCTCTTTACGATTAGCAATAATCAAATTGTACATAGGTTCCATTATTTGCGTAAGTTCGTTATACTTCTCAGCTGGAGGAATTAATACCTCTGATTTTGCAAGTTCCTCTCGTTTAATATGCCCCATTGTGGTAGCCATATCTGCTGCTATTGCTATAAATTTTCTCAAATGATATTTTGTCCACGCATAATAAAACCACTTATCGTAATTATTGGAAGTAACTTTAAATAGGTGTTGGTTCAATCCACAAGTTCCTCCGCACCAAAAATCAACCAGAAGACTCCCCGACCAAGAAAAAATAACATCTCCATCTTCTACGATATAGTCTTCTTTTATTGTAGGGGTACAAAACTCACTATTATTGTCACAGAATCCTTGTCGCAATTCTCGAATTTTCAATACCGGCAAACCTATTTCATCATCAATAGGGCGATATTTCTGCATTGCAAGCCCATTCAAATAATCAGCAATCCCCAGTAGAGAATCCTTTTTCCACCCCATTGGAATATCGCAATCTAAGTGTAATTCGCTCTTAAAAATTGCATCCGCTTGTTCTTCAAGTGCACTATTGATTCTCTTGTTTTTTTCAATCTTTAAGCAAAAATCAAAATATAAATCTCCTATAGCCCTTTGAATTTCCATTGGGGGAATAGGAATCAATAATTGATCGAAGTACTGCTTCTTAAAATGTGGAATAACGTCCCCAACACTTGTACTTGCTATCTGTTCTTGTATCTCTCTGCTTCTTAAAACTGTCAACAGATATCGGTTATAAACAATTGTTTCATTTGCTCGTAACGCAACCATATCTTGAGCTATACAGAAATCTATAGGATCCGGAACCATACATACTCTTCCAGGCGTTCCTTTGCACACAAAAATAATATCTCCTGGTAGAGGATGAGCACGAAACCAATTCTGATAAGTTTCTTCCGACAGCAGCCTTATTTTTTCATATGAAGGATATAGATTTTCATTTCTTATACAGTTTGTAGCAATTAATACATGATTACCATCCTCGCATACCGGAACAGTCTTTCCTCGGTTATCTACTATGAAGGAAAGGACTTCTGGCAACGGTCGTTTTTCACAATCTTCCCATATATTCATGTTATACTACCTTTCCTTATTTATTGTTTCCAAACCCAAGTTTTTCTAACTTGTCTTTAATACTTTTTTCATACGCATGAGTTTCATTTATCATCTCGTATAATTCTGATGTTAATCTATTCATTTTATCTTCGAAAGGCTCACCATCATCCTCCTCATCTTCAATACCAACGTATCTTCCTGGTGTGAGAACAAAGCCATGCTTTTCAATATCCTCGATTGTTGCTACGGAACAATACCCTTTAACATCTTCTAATGTTCCATCTACGAACGCTCTGTACGTCGCTGCCAACTTTTCTATGTCGCCATCTTCGCCACTAGTAAGCTCTCTTAGTTTTCTTGTCACCATTGTTCCCATGTTTCTGGCATCGATAAACAATGTCTTGCCCGGATGCTTTTTTTTCTTACTAATAAACCACAAACAAACAGGAATCTGAGTCGTATAAAATAACTGTGTAGGCATGGCAATAATACAATCTACAAGGTCTGCACGTACTAATTGTTCCCTAATCGTATCCTCTCCACCTTGTGCGGAAGAAAGAGAGCCTTTGGCCAAAACCATACCTATCTTCCCTTCTGGTGCGAGATGCCAAATCATATGTTGCATCCAAGCAAAGTTTGCATTACTTGCAGGTGGCATTCCGTATTTCCATCTTTGATCTTCTTTCAACTTATCCGCTCCCCAAGGCGTAAGATTAAATGGAGGATTTGCCATAACAAAATCAGCTTTCATAGTAGGATGTTGATCGCTTAAGAAAGTATCATCTGGTATTTCACCTAGGTTACAATCTATCCCTCTAATGGCAAGATTCATCTTCGCCATTTTCCATGTCGTAGGATTAGACTCTTGGCCATAAACAGAAATGTTATTAATATTTCCTTGATGATTTTTTACAAATGCTGCTGATTGAACAAACATACCACCGGCGCCACAACAAGGATCGTAAACTCTGCCATTAAATGGTTGCAGGATCTCAACGATAGTTCTTACAACACATGATGGTGTGTAGAATTGTCCAGCATTCTTTCCTTCTTGCTCTGCGAAGTTTCTTAGGCAATACTCATAGGTTCGGCCTAAAAGATCTTTTTCGTCCGCCCCCTCTGTCATCTGAACATTTGTAAAAAGATCGACAACCTCGCCTAACCTTCTTTTATCAAGCTCTGGTCTGGCAAAATTTTTTGGCAGAATACCTTTTAACTTTTTGTTTTCATTTTCGATTTCAGTCATCGCCTTATCAATAACTGTCCCGATTTCCGGCTTATGTGCAGCCTCAGCTATATCCTTCCATCTTGCTCCTGCCGGAACGAAGAAAATGTTTTCTGCGTCATACTCATCGCGATCCTCTTCGAAGCCTTCACCTTCGTCAACTAATTCTTGATATTTCTCCTCGAAACTATCTGAGATATATTTAAGAAATATCAAACCAAGGATTACGTTCTTGTATTCAGATGCATCCATGTTTCCTCTAAGAACGCATGCAGCATCCCATATTTCCTTCTCAAAACCGATATCAGCTGTGTTCTTCTCTGCCATTGTCTTCTCCATCCTTTTCTTTTTGGTTTGCTTCGTCAATCAACTTTTGTCTTTCTTCTTCGGTCATTTCAGATAGTTCTCGAATTGTTTCTATCCAAAGGGCATCATCTTGAAAGTTCGCCCATCCTTTTGTATCTATTGCAGCTTCCATATTACCGGTATAATCTGCAATCTTTACACCTTTAAAGTTTGGAAGCGATTTATCTTTCCAGAACACCACCATATCCGGGCCTATTTCATATATCTTTTTTCTTCGTCGCATCATATATGAAAGTATTCTGTCTTTTATTTTCAAATAATCAGAATCCAACACCGGTTCCGGTTTTGACTTTGATTCATCCGATTCTTCTTCATCTAAATCACCAAAATCATAGTCAAAGTCTTCCTCCTGATGAACTTCATTAAGATCCGGAATTTCAATACTCCCATTCTCTAATAATCTGTCCAATATCCTCGCAACCTGTTCATATGTCAGTTTATCAACGACCACGCCATCGATTTCTTTTTGGTCGCTAATCCCCAACAGCCAATCTACAGACACTTTATAAGCTTTAGATATTTCCAATAGAGTATCCGCCGTCGGTATCTGAGGTCCACTCACCCATTTACTTATATTTCCCTGTGTCATGTTCAGCTTTCTAGAGATTACTTCCTGTGTTTCATTTTTAAAAATCTCAGCAAGCCGTTCCTTTAGGACTGCCTTCCATTCATCCATTGTCTGCACCTTCACTCGCTGAACGGCCCGGGATCCGGTGCCATAATTTCAGCGTACCTCTCTTCTGTTTTAGCAGCCTCTTTATAAACCTCAACCCAATTAGCTTCCGTTACTGCCTCGCCAGCCAGAAAATCCACATTTTCCTCGCTCCAAGTAGAACCGTACAATAATTCTTTGTCATCGAACATAGATAGTTTTGCCTCTTCCCAACTACTATATATCTCGCTATCTGTATTACTCAATGTTCGACTTTTCTTTACAAGCATATTGATAAGTGGATCCTTCACTGTAAGGATTAACTGTCCTTTTTCTTCCGTGGTTTCCATCGCACTATGGTCAATGATGTCACATATGGTACGGGTAGCTGTCGCGTAGGTCGTATGACCACTACGATTGATTAATCTCTTTTCCTCAGATCGCCCTAATAGCCAGTCTATTGAAACCCCGTAAACTTCCGCGATCTGATAAATCGTGTCAAGAGCTGGTGTTTGGCTACCAGATAGAATTTTGCTGACATTTCCCTGTGTCATATTCAATTTTTGGGCAACAGTTTCTTGCGAATCTCCTCCAAAGGTTTCTCTAAGTCTTGTTTTCAAATTCTGCACATCCATTCCCATATTCATTTATTCCTCAATCGAATACAAATATTCCTTCGCGCATATTTTCATTCTACCACGAATTTCAATATTTGAGAACCCCCTTTTTAGTCCTATGACATGAATATTCGTATGAAAACCGCTCGTTATCTTATTCCAGGGCATTTTTTTATAATGAAATCAAGTTAAGGGATACCAGATTTTACAGGAAGAAACCGGTTCTGAATCTTATGAACCAGGTACCTGAAAAAAAATATCCCAAGACTTATAGAAAAGGAAAAATGATCAGCGCCTTAGGTCTGATCCGGAGATCGAAGCGGACGTTAAACGTCGACAGGTTCCGTCTGTGAGAACTCCGTCCATATCAAATCAGGGTTGAACGCCTGATCTGAACCAGAGAAGCGGCAAGAGGATTCCTCTTCCCAACTCAGGGTAGATCAGTGCGTTCTTTTTTCGCCTGCATAACCGGATCCTCCCCGCTTCTGAAGCAAGAAATCGTTATTAAGCAAAACAGAAGCCAGACAAGGAGGAAAAAGTTATGGCAAAGCAAAAAGCAGCACAAACAATCTTAAACGCAGCAAACACACAGGATGCCAAGAAGGCAAGCATCTACAAGGCACGTAAGGGATACAAGATTGTACAGGTCCCAGTTATCCCTGGTGTTGCAGTCACGGTCGATGCAGACAAGGATGAGCATATTTTAGGAAAAGGATTCTTCTGGTCAGAAGAGGGCGAACTTATCTTATGTTACGCCCTTGAAATTCCTGCAGAACAGGCAACACCCTTAAACAGGGATTTTGAGAACAGAAAGGCCGCTCACAGAAGGGCTCACCGTTGCAAGATATGGAATGCAAAGCACACAAAGAAGATTATGTGCCCCTTCTCCAACTCCTGCAGCAAATGCCCCTACACGGATGAAGAGAAGCTTCCCTCTGAAGCCGAAGAGCATCAGGAACTTTCCTTCGATGAAGTAAATGAGGACAAGCTTTCTGTTGCCCCTGACAGTTTCGGTTCAGCAGAGCATATGCATCTCAGTATTGAGATGGAAGAAATGATGGCAAAGCTCAAAAGTCTTGAAGACAAGACCCTTTACATCATCGGCACCATGCTTAACCAGGAACACGAGATTAATGTAATTCAGGACAGGCTTAAGGATATCCAGAACCAGCTTCATATTGATGATGAACGTATGGAAGCCTATGCCATTGAGTACATCACCTACTATCGTAGCTACATCGACTAACCAAACAATCCGCGGTGCCGTCTCAACCGGCGGCACTGCCATCTTATAAGGAGAATGACAATGAACGACAAAGATAGGCAAAGAAAAGAAGCTATAAACCGCCTCAATATGCTCCACGATATGCTGGGTATAGACAAGGCAATCATTTCAGATTTCAATAAGGGTAAAGTACCTCTTTCTGTCGAGTTATTTCCCGGCTTCCCCGTCGAAACAATACATCTATCAGATGTTCCCGACTTCGAGAGCAAGGTCAAAAAATTTGAGACAGAACATAACTGCACCGCCTACTATGTAATCAACACCTGCAATGTGTTCCTTTCCATCCTGTATGTATCAAACTATACAGAAGACTGGGATTATGAACGCCCGAACCCGGAAGGCTATATTACCTCTGTCGTATATGACTTGTCCGGACAGTTCATGAGACCTGACGATATAGACTTCGGTGAGTGCCAGTATATCAACGCTGATGGATCCCTGAAGCGCATCGTATAAAAGATAATGAGCGGTAACATCCTTTTTTGGGTGCTACCGCTCTTATTTAATACTTCTTTTTGACAGGCCTGCGGCCATTAAGCTGAAATTGATCATGAGATTTTATATCCCGTATCGCCCTGCTCAGGGTACGGCTCCTACTATGCGTATGATATTGGTCACTGACATGATGTTTATGAAATACTACCGTGATTTCCCCATCCGGCAACTCCACATTATGAAGCTGCCACACATGATGGGTATTCTTGCTCATGATCGTCACATCGTACTCATTCATCAGTATAATGCTGAAATATTTCTTATCTATCGCATCCAGTTCCTGCTGTGTATACATAAACCTACGCCCCCTTCCTCATAAAATACTGTTCCAACGCCTCTTCCAATATGCCCTGCACATCCTTTGCAGCCACATTGGCAAAATACCTGCTATACACCTTTGCCGAAAGCTTCACGCTGACTGGTCTCTTTATCTCAGACACGGGTTTATCCAGCCCGAACACTTCCTGCACACTCTCTTTTGTAATGGTTCCTGCTGCCGCCCTAAGCTTATCTGCCTTATCCTTTTTGAGTTTGATGCAGTTCTCTTCCATAACTCCCAGCACAAGTGCCTGCTCTTCCTCTGATAAAAATGAGATCTCCACACCGGCAATAATAGTAAGTGATCCATCATCCAGCATATCCTTAAAAGCAGGTATCAGATGATTACAGCGTACATACCTTGCAATATTGCGACCAGTCATGCCATATTCCTGCCCGATCAGCTCCCTGGACTTCGCCTGTCGGTGGACATGATGTCCACCGTCTCCATTCAGCAGATGAAGCTCTTCCATAATCTCTTCTCTTTTCTTGGTACCACAGACCTTATCATACCGTGTTGACAGTACCGCTATTCTCTCAGATACCGACAGATCATTAAAGGAACGCTGGATCACATTGGTTTCAACCACATATACCCAAGCCTCTTCATCCGACAGATCTTCCTTGACGATAGCAGGAACCTCTGTAAGTCCGGCAATCTTTGCAGCATTCTGTCTGTTATGACCTGCCAACATTTCATATCCGGATGCCGTCTTCTGTACAATTACAGGCGTAAGAATGCCATGCTCACGGATACTCTCCACCATATCATTAAGCCGTTCACCCTCATATAACCTGAAGGGATGCTCATGGAATGGAACTATTGCGTCAACCGGAAGCATCTGTACACCGCCTTCAGGCTCAGTACCTGTCAGCAGATCAATGGCATCATTAAAAACCTTTCTTTTAGGCTGATTTGCTTTCATATCCGACCAACTCCTTTCCAAAATCCATATAGGCCTTGCATGCCTTGGTCTGTGGTGCATATTCCAAAAGCGGTTCGCTATAATAAACACTCTCGCCTACCTTAACGGTACTCGGGATCTTGCTTTCAAATACTCGAATCTGACCCTCAAAGGTGTCCGTTACCTGCTCTGATATCACCTTGCAGAGATTAGTCCGTGGTTCACACATCGTAAGCAGGATCCCTTCAACTTCTAGTTTAGGATTGATCCGGCTCTTAATCTTCTTTATAGTCTTAAGGAATTCCTGCAATCCGACCATAGCCAGAAGCTGCGGATTGACGGTAATCACAACCCCGTCTGCTGCCGCCAGGGCATTTATTGTAAGCGCCCCAAGTGCCGGACAGGTATCCACGATCAGATAATCATACCTATCCTTTAACGGCTCTAAGATGTTTGCCAACATCTTTTCAGCCCCCATTTCAAGTCTCAGTTTCGCATCCACCGCAGATAAAACCATAGATGACGGGATGAAATCGACACCGTTACGGCTCTGAACATATTCAGATGCATCCGGCATCGCTTCATCCTCAATCTGAGCCATCATCAAATGCCCGATTGTCACCGGCACCGCCGCTGTATCCTCTATTCCAAAGCAGGTAGTCAGATTTGCCTGACTATCAAAATCCACCGCCAGCACCCTCTTCCCCATACTCGCAAGGGAATATGCCAGATTATAGGTACTCACACTCTTGCCTACACCGCCTTTAGTCGCTCCAACAATTATCACTTTACCCATGTTTGCCTCCTATCTGAGCAGCTGATCCAGCATCGAATCAGTCTGTCCCATCATCATATTGCTCACCAGTGCTGATATTTCATCATGGAAAATGATGACAACTGCCATTACTGCAAATACCAGCACCATTCCGATTGTCCTAATATTTTCTCTTCTCATATGCTACCGTACCCCACTTCCCTCTCAGCTACGAACTGAGCGTGAATCTTTTCCTTCTCAGCCTCGAATCTTTCCTGAAGAGCTTTCATCTCTCTATCCATGAAAGCCTTCTCTGCCTCAACCAGTTTTGCCTTCTCAACATCCGGCGTTATAACAAGCCTGCCATCCTCACAGCTGACCGAAACATAATCACCGATCTTGAAGCCAAGCTCCTTCAGCCACTGGCCTTTGAGTAAGATTGTGGGTGTTTCTCGGTATTTATAGCCGCTCTGGGCTACAACCTTCATACTTCTTCTGTTCTTCTTTGTCATAGATTGTCTCCTTTGCTCTGAATTATTCTCAGGAAATCTGAGGAAAATAGGCAGAAAACGCCTATAGAATAGAAATCACCCCACATTTCCCCTGAGTCGGATGATTAGACTGGAATCCGACTCGATTGATGGTTACAATGTAGGTGATGAATTGAACGGGCCCGTGCTTTTCAACACCGTATTCACAAAAATGGACTAAGTCTAAGCGGCTTTCCTCTTTCTGAAAGTCAAATGACTTAGTCCTATTATATGGTTAGCACCCGATTCTGTCAAGTAGGGACTAAAAGATTTTTTGAAAAATTTTGCACCCAGGGCATTTCAGCCCCGGATGCCTTATGATCACGCCTCTTCAAAGCTCCAATGTATCTCCATCCGGTAGTCCGGATACACGATCACATCATCAATGAACTTCTCCCACGCTTCCTCTGTCATACTCTTCAGATCCAGAAAGCTCTTTGCCGTCTCAATCTTTTCCTTTGCCTCATTGTGCTCATCTGCCACAAGCCTCTGAGCCATTTTGGCATCGGATATCTTCTGCTCTAAATCTGTGATCAGTTCTTCCTGCTCTGCCTTCTTCACCTTGAAAGACTCACGATCAATGCTCCGATCAGCCAGCTTCTCAAATAATACCTGCTTTGCCTTCTTTGCTGATTCCAGAGCGCTTTCCAAGGAATGAATCCTGTCTGCCTCTGAAGCCTTTTTACCATTTCCCTCCAGCCTCAGTTCTTCCGCTTTCATCACCCTCTGAAGTTTTCTTTTCAGCTCTCTCAGTATCAGATCATCCAAATAAGATTCCTTGGCTTTAACCTCTCTGCACTCACACCCTTCACTGAAGGAATATCCTCTGTTGCAGTAAAGATCATCCCCGTTTCGTCTGTTCAAGGCTTTTCCGCATATGCCGCACTTATAATGCTGCTTCCTAAAGGATACCGGTGCCGCCTGCTCCGAAAAGCTTTCCTGCACCTTCTTGAACTCTTCCTTAGAAACAATCGCCTCATGCATCCCGTCAACCTTGATCCATTCATCCTTGGGCTTCCTCTTACACTTCCCACTTATCCGATCAAAGCCGGACTTCAATGAAACAACAGCCCCGGTATATTCTTCATTGATGAGTACCTGGTACACAGAGCCGGAAGTCCAGCACATCGTATCAAAACCATCCACATGATTAACGGATTCATTCTTATCATGCTTGTAAACCGTTGCGCACTTTATCCCACGATCAGTCAGATTCCTTGCTATTTCAGATAAACCGACACCAGCAAGCCTCATATCGAAGATTTCCCTGACAATGCCTGCTGCCTCAGGATCCAGTTCCAGCTTATGCTTATCCTTCTTAGTCTTCCGATATCCATACAGCGTCTGCCCTGCTGTATATTTCCCCTGCTTCGCCATCTGCCTCCTAGACTCTCTGACCTTCTTTGACAGGTCTCTGGAATAAATGTCATATACCAGATTCTTAAAGGCAATATCCAACCCGCCCTCACAGGTCTTGCTGTCATAATGATCATTGATGGCAATGAACCTCACCCCCAGGAAAGGGAAGAGCTGTTCAAGGTAATCTCCCAGCTCCACATAATCCCTTCCGAAACGGGAGCAGTCCTTCACGACAATGCAGTTTATCTTCCCTCTTTTAGTCTGCTCGATCATTTCCGTAAAACCCGGTCTTGTATCAAAGTATCTCCCGGAGAGACCATCATCGCACTTCTCGATTACATTGCAGCCCTTAAACTCAGGCTGCCTGTTTATAAAATCCATAATGAGCCGTCTCTGAGAAGTGATACTGCTGCTCTCGACCTTGCGACCGAATATATCTCTGTCTTCATCGGAAAGACGCATATATGCGCAAACCGTATAATCCTTCATGACGCATCCGCTCCCCTCTGCTCAGCCAGATTCATAAGTTTCTGAAGCTCATCCGAAAAGGTGTATACCACCTCGAATCTCTCTTTGCTATAGCAGGTAATCTTTTTAATGAAGGTTTCCACCAACTCCCTGCTCAATTCCTTAACGCCGATATACTTGGAAAAAGCATCTTCCATAGCCTCTCCACCGGCATATGCGGTGGAATATGTCTCAATAACGCCCTTGATCTCAGCCATATCTGCTACCAGCGTTTCAACCTCTGCCACATAACCGGATTTCATTTCAAGGTATTCATCCTCGGAAAGAACGCCATCACTGAAATCCTCATAGGTATTTCTGATAAGCTCATTAACCTTATTCTTTCTCTTTTCCAGTTCTGACAGCCTAAATTCCAGCTCTGCCTTTTTACCTTTGACAACCGAATTCCTGTTCAAAGCCCTCAACCGGTCTCTGGTATCCACATATACCGCAATATGTGTCTGTATCAGCTTAAGCACTATCTCTTCCAGATCCTCCGCTTTAACATTCTTTGGTGGATCGTCCGGACCGTAAGTGGCTGATCTTCTGCATACATAGGTGCTGTAATGACCGACACCATTTACCAGCTTCATAGTCTTACGGTACATATTCATTTTGTTGCCACAGTGACCACAATAGAGATAACCCTGAAGGAAATCAGGCTTCCTGTTGCGGATCTCATCATTCCTACCTTGTACGGAAAAGTATTCCTTACGCTTCGCATTACGCAATTCCTGAGCACGGTCAAAAGTCTCATGGTCTATAATCGCCTCGTGATGGTTCTCAACATAATAACCATCTCGTTCCTTTGCCCTAGTAATTCCCTTGAAATAGCACTTCTGAGTCTTTCCGATACGCACATCTCCTGTATAAATAGGATTCTGCAGGATATTCCTGATCTGCTTTCCATCCCATAAATTCGTGTACTTATCAACATGGATCACATCCTTCTGCTGCCAGTACACACTTGGAGCCGGTATCTCATCCATATTCAGATCTCTGGCTATCTGTGCCATGCTTTTGCCGCCTATATATTCTGTAAAAATACGGATAACGATATCCCTCACATCTTCATCCACCAGAACCATGTGTGGATCATCAGGATCCTTTTTGTATCCATAAGCTGCTGTAGTTGCAAAGAACACGCCCTGCCGGAACTGATTCTCAAAGGAAGTATAAATTTTCTTTGAAATGTCCTTTGCATATGCCTCATTGATAAGATTCTTAAGCGGCACCACAAGCCCGTCTTCCGTAGGATTGGAAGTAAGGCTGTCATAGTTATCCGTCACAGCTATGAATCTTACGCCGAAAAACGGGAATATCTTCTCAATATAATCCCCAGCTTCCAAATAGTTCCTTCCAAGTCTCGACAAGTCCTTAACGACCACACAATTTATCCTGCTGCCTCTGATATCAGAGATCATCCGGTTAAACTCCGGTCTATCGAATTTGGTTCCTGTTACATGACGGTCAACATATTCATCCACCAGCACAAGTGACGGATCCCTGCCGATATAGTCCTTCAGAAACTCTATCTGGTTCTCAACGGTATCGCTTTCAATCTTCCTTTCATCCTCACGGGATAATCTCACATAAAGTGCCGTCTTATAACCTTTAACCTCAGCCGCCGCATTCTCAGCCACGACAACTGCTTTTCTGCTCTTACGTGCCATATCACATCGCCTCCTTCAAGCCTTCAGACGAATAGAACCTAACAATGCGTTCCATTTCTGTCAGTACCTTATCGAAGCGATACTTCACATTTATGGTCTCTGAATCGACAACCTCAACTCTCTCGATCAGAAAGGTCACAAGCTCACGGTCAAGTGTGCTGACTCCCTCATGTTTCTTTATCTTCTCAATCCATTCCTGCTTTCCGGTTCCGCTGGCAAGCATCACATCCCTCTCAGCCTCGATAGCTGCAATGCTCTTCTCGATATCATCAATCTGTGACTGATACTGGTTCCTGAGCATGGAATACTCTTCCTGCGAAAGGATCCCGTCCTTAAAATCTTCATATAGATTCTTTTTTCTGTTGTGACAGGATTCTGCCTCTTCCCTGAGTTTTTTGATGCGACTCTCATACTTCAAAGCCCCAGGCTTCTTATTTGGAGCAGCGTTGAGCATATCCATCGCGAATGTTGCCGCAATTGCTCTTCCAATGAAAGTCTTAGCAAGCTCCGTCACGCTCTGTGTCAGCAATTTCTCCGAAATGCTATGAGAACTACATATATGCTTGTCTTTCTTATTCCCTGAGCAGACATAGTACACATATTTCTTGCCACCTGCCGGAACAGTCTTGCGAACCATAGGCTCACCGCATCCGGCACAAAAGACCATGCCTGCAAGCGGAAATACCTCAGCCTGCTCCGGAGACACCCTTGTATCCTTAAGCAGTATTTCCTGCACAAGATCAAACTCACTCTTAGGAATGATGGCATCATGCATATCCTCAACACGGATCCAATCAGCCTCATCCCTATGAATACGCTTTTTGATCTTATAATTCGGTGTCGTGCACTTCCCCTGTACAACTGTGCCGGTGTAAACCTCGTTCTTAAGAATCCTTGTCACGGCGTTATAGCTCCACTTAGGCTTCATGCTCTTTGCAAAGCTGCTATTAAGTCCTACGCCGATACTCTTCTTATACTGAAGCGGTGCAAGGATCCCGTCTGCATTCAACTTATCCGCTATCGCCTGCTGGCTCATGCCACAAAGCTTCATGGAGAATATATCCCTGACTACATCGGCGGCGTAATCATCAATCACAAGATGATTCCTGTTCTCTTCGTCTTTCAGATACCCATAAGCGGCAAAGGCTCCGATATACTCCCCATTCCGACGCTTAATATCCATATGGCTTCGGATCTTGATGGAAATATCCCGGCAGTACGCATCATTGATCAGATTCTTGAAGGGAATGATCATATCACTCCCCATATCCTCATTGATGCTGTCATAGCCGTCCGTAATCGCAATGAAGCGGATCCCAAGCATCGGGAATATCTTTTCAATGTATCGACCGGACTCGATATAATTTCTGCCGAAACGGGAAAGATCCTTCACAATGACGCAATCAATCTTGCCCTCTCGGATGTCCGAAAGCATTCTCTGGAATTCCGGTCTTTCAAAGTTGACACCGCTGAAACCGTCATCCGTATAAGTATCGATGACCTTAATCTCAGGGTGGGACTTCAGATAGTCCACGACCAGTTCGTTCTGATTGGCAATACTGTTGCTGACGGCCTTTCCCCCATCAGTAACATCGCCGTCTTCTCTTGATAGCCGCAAATACACGGCTGCCTGAAATGTTTTTTCTTTCATCAGCTTTTCCTCCCATTCTGGTTGATAATCCAGAAAGTAGGAAAAGCGCTTAGTGCTTAGTCCGCCTTCAGATTATCACAGATATAATCTGATCTCCATGACTACAGCCAATGTCCAAGGACTTCTTACAATGTCCTGGCAAACTGCTCAAAACGCTCCTGCAGGGATACCCCATCATCGCTGTAAACATTCTTCACAACAACATTTCCCACACGGAAACAATATGGATTCTTGATCTGCCTCAGGAACTCTTCTGCTCTTTCCTTTGGCGGCAGGCTGTCATCGATCTTAATCTGAGTAACATCCACCAGACTGTCACGATCCACCGTCCGCACATCCACATTTTTCATATCCTCAATACTCATAGAGTCACCGCCTTTTAGTGCTTATTTCTTGTCTTCTATAAGTCTTGGGATATTTTTTTATCCATAAAAAAAAGACAGCACCTCTCTATTTGAAGTGCTGTCTCATATTTGTAATGACTATTTTATTGAGATCCACATTGCAGGACGAACCGCATTATATCCTACATGGTTTCCTTCATAATCTACATCGCCATCGAAATCACTTATAGCTACAGGTCCCCATCCAGCGTCACCGGGCGTTCTTGTCACCCAGAATACAACATTATCCCTCTTTGCATAAGTCTGAAGCTTCGCATATGCTGTTATTTCGCCTGTTCGTTCCTCTTTATTAGGAAGTACATCCTCGATCTCAGTCAAACTCAGCAAAAACACTTTGTCTTCAGTAGGATTTCCCCCTGGTGTCTTATGTTTTTTATTATTCGGATTATCTAGCTTACTATTAAGGATAATACTGCGCTCTTCATCAGAAAATGCACCATCAAAGAAATCCCCATTTAACATGATTCTTGTGGAGCATTCTTCCCATGTGCGTTTCTGTGTATTCATCCTATCCAGAGACATTATTGAATCCCTCGTCATTATTAATGCCTTATCGCCATCAACTTTTAATACTTTCCATAATAGCGGCTTAAGTTCGAGACTTTCATCTGCAGGAAATAGTCCGAGTTCAATCTCATCACCAGATTTTATAGCTGACAAATCGGGAAGTGGCTTATGCGTTGCAGAGCCACATTTATAAACTACACTATATGGCTCTCTCAGGAAGTCAATCGGAAAATCTTTTATATAATCCGGTACTCGTACCACGCCGCTATTGCCTTTGGGAATATATCCATAGAACACCCCGCCAACTACAATAAACCCATTCTCATCAACCAGTTTATCACATCCTTTAAAAGCATTTTGCCCTATAGTAGCGCCGTCTGGTATCCGAGGCATTTCAAGTTCTTTGCAACCACAGAAACAATATGCCCCTATCTTCATGCACCCTGATGGTATTACAACCTCTTTCAGTCTTTCACATCCCTCAAATGCATGCGTCTCAATACAGGTAATATGATCCGGAACAACGAATTTTTCTATTTCCATTCCTGCAAAGAAATAATGTGTAAGAGTCTGAATACCTTTCGGAATATGAATATTCATCAGCTTTTTGCATCCATTAAAGCCTCCCAATTCTTCAACACCGTCAGGAATATCAATTTTCTCTAAGGATTCACAACATACAAAAGCGCCCCCTACAATACGCTTGATGGTTTGTGGAAGAACTACTTCTTTAAGATTAACACATCTCTGAAATGCATTACTGTTGATAACTTCCACGCCTTCTTCAATAATTACTTTTTCAAGCGCTACGTTTCCTTCTAGTGGAGATGCATAGCACATATTCGCAGGTATTTCTTTAATCGTTCCTGGTACAGTGATAGATTTGATGTTTCTGCGAGCCTGCATCTGCTCCTTTGTAAGTCTAGCAGCACGAAGACTAAAAACATCTTCGCCAAGTGCTGATACTGTGTTTTTTCCAATCTCACTAGGAATAACGACATCTGTTTCATTACCCTTGTATGATGTAATAATCAAAGTATCATCTTCCAGTTTTTTTACTGTCCAGATCTTTTTCAACTCTGTTGCTGTCATTTTCTGCTCAGCCATATTGCGCATCCCACCTTTCTGTTGTATCCTAGCTTCCGTCGACGAACACTTAAGTCAACGGAAGCTAAGATTATTCTTTTCATTTGCCTGTCTTGGCACTAATTAAATCAACAAGATCTGAGTAACCTTTTTCTTTTGCTTTTCCGAGAATCTCTTCCACAAAGCTGTCGCTCGGGGCTTTCTTTTCTAAAGGTTCTTCGTTAATACCCGATTCATCCATAAAATCCACATCAGCTCCATTTGATCCTCCGCCCATATCTAACATCTCATGGAATGAAAGAAAAAACGTGCACTTTTTTAATCCATCCGGAGTATATAACCTTACGCTCTTCGATCCATTTACTTCTCCGCTTTCATCTTCGTCCCAGTCGTCTTCATCCTCGTCTTCATCTTCGTCTTCGTCTTCATCCTCATCCCAATCATCATCCTCGTCGTAATCCCATTCATTGGCAACCACCAAATATGTATTCCCGAAGAGCTGATTTAACAGCAAAAACAGATCTGCTTCCTTATCGAATTGTAAGTAGCCATCTGTCTCTAAAAAAGACATTTCAGAAAACTCTTCAAGTGAATCTGGCAGACTCATCACATCATCAAAAATCTCGTTCTCATACTCATCTACTGTTGCTCCAAGACAATCAATTATCTTTTTCTTCATAGCTGTATCAGCATCTGATGCTGATATAGAAAAGCTCGATGAATTTAAACTTAATACAGACATTTTTTCCTCCATTTCTTGACTACTACGTCATATTATTATTTGTACCATTCTCCCCTTTATATATTCACATCACCCCCTCCTACACTTGATATTTACGTATATCAATGCCCTTTTGACAGGCAATTTCAACCAGCCCCTCATCCGACATCCTTTCTATGTCAAATGCTTCAATTAAAGCTCCTCCAAATCCGCCCCCAAAAAAAGCACCATATGAGTCATTCTTCATATCGTCTCTTAATTTTTCTATATCTATTGTAATCGTCTCATTATCCATCTCGCATTCCTCCATCAATCACCTCAACAATGTCCCCTTGGCCTCTTAGCCAGATATCTACGCCATCCCCATATACTTCAGCTTTGATCAGCCATCCTTTTTCGTCATGAGAAATAACTTCAGCTGTTGGAAACCTATCCAATACAGCCTCTATGCTTAATCCCTTATAGCGAAACTGAATCTTCCTCAATTCCCCGCCAAACATAAACTGTATTCTTTTCCTGAATTCCCCCTCTTCAAATCTTTCAGCATACGGAACATGAAAGTGTTCATCCAATATTTCGTATTCAGCGATCCGATCAATCCTGTAAATCGTCGGAAAAGGTCTTTTGGGAACATCCGGTGTTTCTTCACTTACAGATATAAATGCACAAAGGTAAAAATAATACTCGGAGAACATCAGCCCTACCGGTTGTATCATTCTCATAACCTTATCCGGTTCCTTGAGTTTTTGATACCTAATCCGCATTAATCTGTGTTCATTTACCGCTGTTCCAATATCCCACATGACATCAACAAACGCTTTTCCATGATGCGGCTCCAGATAATGGAATTTTTCATTATTGATCAGGTCAAATACCTTCTTATAATTTCCATAAGGAACGCAACATTGCAGTAGTTTGTCGATGATGGGGTACATCTCTTCCTTAACAAGCGATCTGCTCTCTAAAAGAATCTTGCATACTGTCAGAATCTCGCTATTTGTAAGACTCTTCTTCTGATTTTGTACCAGCACGTAACCTTTCTGGATACGATCATAAATAAGCTCCCTGTTGGATTCCGGATCGTTTGCAAAATACGCCCTGATGTCTTCCAAGTCTCTCTGAATTGAGCGCTCGTTTACATCAAATCTGGAGGCCTCGTCCGCTTTAATTAGAACTTCCCCTTCAGATAATCGGTTATACAAGTTTATTATTCTCTCAACTTTCTTATCCAAACTAATCTAACCGTCCTTTTTCAAGAATATCAATCCATGACATCAGCGTTGATTTCTTCAATATCATTCTGGATCTGACCTGAAATTTCCCGTTGCGCTTAATCCCATCTTCCATGACATATACATCCCCACACTCACCATCATATATACTGAACCTTCCGTGTGCCAGAGCGTTCCGTATATGGTTGCATATGCTTAGAAATTCGTTGTCCTTTGATTTATATATCACTACTTTTTCTTTGGATCTGTCATTGTGAAAATTCTTCTTAGTCTTTCCCTTTTCGCAAGCCTTCTTCATTTCCGCGGTTTTCTTTGCAACTACAAAAGAATCATCCCTAATCAAGCCCGCCACCGAAAAAAGCTTGTTTTTCAGGTCATTGTTTCTCCAAAGATTTTTATCCCATCCGTAGTCCCTGATGTCTATTCCGCTGGAACTGGATTCAGTACACGGCGTGTTTATCACAAAGAAAACGAATATCTGCATGAATTCCTTGTCAAGGTACTTCTCATCCTTTTTTCTATGTATCCAACCCGGATTCACCGGTGAAATCTCATAGCCGTTCTCTTCCATCGTTCTTAATTCCCTTAAAGTTTATAAAATTCTATTAGACAGAATCTGTCTATCTGAAATTATTTTTCAAAAATCTTCAAATCCCGACAACATATCATCCAGCGATGAACTTGCCGCACCATCATCCATTTCTTTCAGTTTAAGAAATACCCGTGCTGTTGTAATGGCATCTGCCAATGCCCTATGAGCTTCGGGATTTTGAACGCCTAATTTATCAGACAGTTCCTCGAGGGAAATTTTCTTACCATCAATCCCAAGCCGCTCCTTAAACTGATCAGCATATCGCATAACATCGAAGTATTTGTTTTCGATTATGATATTACTGTATCTACCTGCACGCACCATGAATCTGCTGTCGAACGCAATACAGTTGAAACCAACAAGAATGCTATCCCCTACAAACTTCAAAAAATCCGGCGTAACCTCCCACATTTCTCTGGCATCCTTAACATCATCAGCAGTTATCCCGGTTAGATTCTGGATCTCATCGGACAGTTTTCTCTTATAAGGTTTTACAAACTCTTGGAATACAAACTCCCCGGAATCTACCACCTGTCCATTTACAACCTTTATGGCACCAAACTCTATTATGCTATCAATTTTCGAACTACGCCCTGTAGTTTCCAAATCAAAGGCTACAAATGAATCGAAATCTGCATCTCTTGTTTCTACCGGATCCGGGTATTGATCTCTTGGTATTGCCTTTGGTCCCCTGCTCGATCTCGATCCGGTCGCAGGGACTTCTGCTTCAATGCCAAGTGTTGCCAGGAAATCAACGTACTTCTTTCTTATGACATCCTTGTCTTCTTTCGGATTAGGCATATACTCTTGCTTGCCTGATTCCGCTTTTTCACGCTGCTTATTATTGTCATCTGCCAGTTTTTTTATTCCTGCTACTGCGGCTTGATCATTTCCAAATAATTTATTCGCCTCAGACAATATTTCATCTGCTTCATCATATCTTCTCGTTTTAGTGTAGAAATCTGCCACTGTAAAATAAACTTGTTTAGGCAGGTTATCTGACTCCATAATGTCTGTCGCCAGTTCATCTGCTTCTGCAAACATATAGTCTTTATACAAGGCATCTAACACCAATCCCTTGATACGGTTAAGTTCGTATTCCGATAATCCTCCAACTTTTTTGCATACATCATATGCTTCGTATAACCAAGGCCTGCTATTCTTAGCGATAGCAGTCGAATCTCCGACCATACCCAGGATTCTTCTATATTCTTTACGTGGAGACGGAATGCTATCTGTAACCGCAAAAATAATATTCCTGAAATTATACGGGCTGGATAGGTTTGCAGAAATGGAATCCCACAAGGCATTCTCTCCCAATCCCGGTCTGTATTCCGTCAATTGTTCACATAATTCTTCGATATTTACTGTGTCTTTACATTTAGCGCAAAGACAATTCTCTGCTTCACTACCACAATTTATACAAATAGGCATAACACCCCTCCTAAGCTATGACCTTTCCGCAAACATGCTTCATATCACAAAATCTACATGCATAATTGTTCTGAACGCCGTACTCAAAGTCCTTATTCTCAATACGTCGAACCGTTTCAGTAATCTCTTCAATGGTTGAATCGATGGCTTCACGGCTCCAATCGAATGAGATTATAGGATTACCTTCAAGTGTACTTGTGTAATATAAATGCATTCTGCTAACAGTTTTTGAATAGCGTTTTTCAATCAGATATGCATATATTTCAAGCTGCTTCTTATAGTGTTCTACACGCTCCGGATGATTCTCGTAATCAGGTTTAGGGCCGGTCTTATAGTCTACTATTTCAACCGTATTCCCATCACCTTCTACCAAATCTATAATGCCTTGAAGAATGTATTCCGGAAGGATAAGATTGATTTCTTCCTCAGCCTTCCATACCCTGCCCAGTTCATCCTTACGATGATAGTAATATCTGATTACCTGCGACAAAGCATTTGACTGTTGGTCAGCCGTAAGGTAATACCCTGTCTGTTCCTGCATTTCCCTATAATTAAGCAAAAACCATTCTTTTATAGCATCTTCAGTGACTCTTTCTACATTACCTCCGATAATGCACTTATTCATGTCTTCAAGCGTGGCGTGTACCAGCGATCCGACAGATGTATGGAACATCTGATTTTGCGCAAATCCATATTCCTTGTAAAACTTGTACTGCTTAGGGCACCCATCATACACAGAGATATGCGATGTAAAGGAATACACATGCTTATAGTTCACGTCCTTAACATCCGCAAAAGAATCACTTCCTTCATAGCAGCTGAAGTGAGGAAGTGTTTCCAGGTGATTTCCAAAATATTTACTATCATCCTTCTTTGTTGCCAGCACCAACATATTTTGTGCTCTGGAAAATGCCACATAGTACAATCGCCAAAAATCGAAATACTTTATGTTCGCAAGCGGTTCAAATGGCTTTCTTCTAAAGAACCGATTCTCTACCGTCATAAGCAAAGGATCACTATTTCTTCTTGGTGCGTTTCCAAGAGATCCCGTCACGACCACGGGAAATTCGAGTCCTTTTGATTGATGTATTGTCATAAAAGAAACACACCCACTTGGAGCATACTCGGATTCATCTTCATATTCGCCTATGCCGTCAATGAAGAGATATTTCAAATAAACATTAAACAATTCCTCCGGCATCGAAATCTTATTATCCTGAGTTATCAAATGCATTTCATGCAAAAAGCAGAATTTCGATAGCATTCTGGAGATTTCCGAAAGATTCCTTGCCGCTCTTGTCTTCAGCACATTATCTTTCAGTTCAGCTGACAGATATCCTTTAAAAGGTTCAAAGGCAATAATTCTATAAAAGACATCCAATAATCCCTCTTCTGCATCAGCTGAAAGGGATTGTATTTCCATCATTTTCTTTTCTATGTAATCATGCAGCCCGATATCGGATTTCATTAAAGCAATCGCCTCTTTAACGCATCCGATATAATACTGCCGTAAACCATCCGAGATCTTATGAAGGAACATATTTTTCTTAAGATCTTGAATGTAGGTCGTAAAGCAACTGATCAAACACCCAAGCAGCTGTTTTACCTCAGTTCTTTCAAAAAACATGTCTGACCTTGGTGAATAGACAGGTATTCCATTTTCTTCAAGATACCTGCCTACCTCTACTGCTTCATCGCTTTTCACCGAACGAAATAAAAACGCTATCTGGTTGTAATTAGAGATATTCCCTCTACTGATCAAACCTCTGACTAGGTGTATCAGATCCTCTTTTTCCGCATCCAGTGAGTCGCCACCGCATTTATATACGGAATCCGTTTCATTTCTCTCTGACTTGGATGATACTATCTGTTTATTATACCTGTACTTATCCCAGTTAAAGAGATTTACTCCTTCAACGTCAGTCATCCATTTATTGTAAAAATCTATAATTCCTGGCTCTGATCTGTAATTCTTGTTTAAATGAATTATTGTGCAGCCCTTTTCTCCGAATTTTTGAGGGAATTCAAGAATATTACGTATTGTTGCACCTCTGAAGCGATACATCCCCTGATCATCGTCTCCGACAACACAAATATTCTTTCTATCACCTGCAAACAAAAAGACCAACTGTTCTTGGATGTAATTTGTATCCTGGTATTCATCCACCATTATGTAGCGGATCTTCTGCTGAATATCTTTTTGAAGATCAGCATGCGCGGAAAATAGTGCATATGTTTCAGTCTGAATGGCAGAAAAATCCATAGCACCATTTCTTTCGAGTAATTCCTGATACTTTTTCACAAGCCTTGCGAGTAACCGAACATCTTCATCCTGATCATTCTCCATCGCATCTATATCAACCATTTCTTCCATCAGTTGATTGACATATCTGCAGATTTCCAAGGATTGCTTCCAGACACCCATTGTTGCCGGAAAATGTTTCTTAAATCCTCCTAAACTGTTAAAATTGTCAATGTTCATACAGACAAGATATGTCTGCTCAAATGCATCCATCATCCTGCTGTTTTTCTTTGTATCTTCTGCCCCCGAATACTCTTTCAAAAGCCTTAAGCAAACAGAATGAAATGTTCCGATATATATTTCATTTATGTTTATATTTATCTGAAGCCGAACAAACTCATTTGATATTCTTGTCACCAACTCTTTTGCGGCTTTTTCCGTAAAAGTTACAACCATTACTTCTGACGGCTTTACATCTTTTTCTATGATCAAGTAAGCCAGTCTCTTTACGATTGTGAAGGTTTTCCCCGTGCCGGGCCCCGCAATTATAAGTACCGGCCCCTCCGTCGCATTAATTGCCTGCTTCTGATCATCATTCGCATTACCATAATCAAACACGCTCTGTCACCTACTGTATTTCGTATGTCACACCGATAGCTTTCATAAAATCGCAGATCTGATTCATCTGACTCTGGTTAGCATGGATCTTTACTACGACTCCATCGGTATCGTTTGATACAACTGGTGCCACCGATTTCTCTGCTATTTCCGAAGAAGCGCTTGTCTGATTTAAGCCTGCCTTACTCGCAGCCATAACCAGTTCCTCGTGCTTTGCTTTCGCATCGTCCAAAGACAGTGTTTCCACATATTTTTCTATCAGAGTGTCAACAAATGGCGAGTTAATAGCGCGTATAGCATCTAAATCACTTTTGGCCTTAACTATGGCTTCCTGTATACCCTCTTCATATTTGGATTTGGACGTGGATGCATTCAGCCATTTGGGATCCAATATCTTGCTGAATAAGGGCTGCGCTACATCTCCCAGAACAAAAGCTTTCTTATCGTAATATTTTTTTACCTCTTCTTCCTTCTCACGTTTCTGTCTCTCGGTATAATCCTTTACCACATCATCTATGAGGACTCTTTGTTCCTCAATCATTCCCACGATTTCCTTGATTTGCGGCTCTATAGCATCATACGGAGCAAGGCATTTTGCTTTATATGCTTTCCGCTGGTCTTCTATCAACTTTTTCACTTTTGCCAATACAGCCTTGTCATCCTTTGCGGACTTTATTGACTCGTCTGTATAGACCATACTCTTATAGACAGATAATGCCTGAGTGAGCTCTGCCTTTATGCTTTCAAAATCCCATGTGGATATTTCTGTTTTCTCCAGGCTGACAATCTGTAATTCGTTCATGAATGCTCCCTTCTATAAAGCGATTTTCCATACTATACCAAAGCTGTATGGACAGAATCTGTCTATCGTTTCATTATTTCTTGTTTTTTATGTAGATTCCAGATACGATTCTTTTGTCCGCTGGTTTTTCAGCATCAGCCGGTATTGCCCAGTCCCTTCCAAATTTCACAGCCCCTTCAATTTTGCCGTTGGCGCACATTATTTGCACTGTTCTAGCCTTCAATCCCCACTTTTCCGCAATTTCCTTTACCGTTACATAACCTTCTACCATCATTTACCTCAGTAATAAAACCATCAGAACAATAAGAATAACAGATGGTATCATTATACACGCTTAGGCGAAAAATATCAAGAAGTATTGCTAATCGCGCGTTGAATTTCGCGTTTTCTTTTGTGCATATTGCACAAATCAAAAAAGCCCGCAGCCATCCGCTCATCGCAGACAACCACGGGCACACCCTCAAACCATATTAAACTCTCTTCGCATACGACAGCGCGATCCACCCGGCACCGCTCTTCAGCCTTCCCCATCCGGCATTAGAGCCTTTCCCGGCTTTCACTTCAACGATCGTATAAACTCCCGGCGGAACATATTTCCCTGTCCACGCCGTATCAGTACCATTCCCTTTTCGGATTCTCAGATCCTTCGCCGTCACTCTCACAAGGAACGGACAATCCGAATTCGTCATTCCACCGGATGACGGAACGCTACCGCCCCCAACATACTTCTTATAATACCCCTCACCGTACCCGGCTCTTTTCACCTGTACAGCTTCACTCTGATCTGTCGGTTTCTCATACCAGAGCAGTACCGCATCAGAAGCATCTCTTACAGAGGTTGCATCCTTCAGCACCACCAACACTGCCGGATGCATATCGTTCAGCTCCTTCCACATAAAGTCCAGCTGCACTTGCAGATCCCCGATACTCTTCCTCTTCTCCCTGGCGTAATCCAACAGAGCCTGTTTCCTGCTCCAAAATGTCCACTGTGCAAGCCCGTATCCGGCTTTATCTGCTATAAAATCCGGATAATGACCGCCATCCACCAGCATCGTATACTCTTCATCTGTGATATTAAGCTTCTTATTGAAGCTATTTTGAAGGTTATTCGGCTTCAGCCCGGATTCCGCATAGAGATTCCCCATAAGACCAGCAACACCGTAAGCATTCCCTATCTTTCCCATAAGGAAATCCCAGATATGCTTCTCAGGATCAGAAGTAACCTCTGTCGCAGGAATCTCAGCAGTACCACCCAAGGCTGCCGTCACCTTTTCAGCCAGATTACCCATCCTGGCATACATCCAGTTCCCCGGACAGCTTTTATTGGCAAACCACCTGTGAACCGTCAGAATCATTTCATCTGCTTTAGGTTCATAGTTCAGTGTCTTCTCCTTATCCCCGAACCAGATCAGCTTACTCTTGCCGTTCCTCTTGCAGATATCCGTGCAGAGCTCTATCAGCTTCTGATAAACGATATCCTTAAAGGCATACGGCTCTGTAGTATCGGATGCACATTCAATCGTAACTGCCCTCTGATCATTCGCCCCCGAAGATGAGCACCATGAGCGGTTCTTTTCTTCCACATACAGTCCGACACGCCCATCACGGTCAATGCCGTAATTACTGGATGCCTGTGTGGACTTCTTCGCAAACCAGTCTCCAAGCCCTTCAGCCGTGGTCTGTCCGACAACACAATGCGGCGTGATCCTGTCAATCCCGTGCGTTCTTTGCCCGGAATGATTCGGGGAAAGCTTCGTATAAGCCACCATAGAACTATTCGTGTAACCCATTATTCTTCACCATCCTTTTCTTCCTTCTCAGATCTGTCATGAAGCTGCTCCAATACCTTCTTCATCTTCTCCGGGATAGGTAAACCCAGATGCCCCGCATTCTCTAACAGCGAAATCCCTTCATTACTCAGATAGAAGAAGATTACCGCCGTCCTTAACACGGATCCTGTTTTCAAAACCTCTGCATCCAGCACATTCGCAATCCCTACAAGCAAAAAGATGAGTATCTTGCGGCAGATCCCTTTGAATCCGACTTCGCTGGACAGTTTTTTGTCTGCAATCGCGCACATTACACCTGTGGCGTAATCCACGGCTACAAAAACCACCAACGCTATGATCAAACCGTCACAACCTCCCAAAAAGTAACCCAGCCATCCTCCGACAGCCGTAAAGCCTAACTGAACCAAATTCCAGAACTCCTTCATAATCAACGCCCTCCTTCTGCATTAAAATAGGCGGCTCCATATCGGAAACCGCCTGCCATAAAGCACCATATTGTGAAAACGGATCAGGAACTCACCACCTGCTCCGTCAGTGTATAAGTGATCTTCATTGTCTTATCTGCATTCTTGACCACGGCCTGCGACAGATTGCAGATCGTAGCCAGATACGGCGTAAGCAGGAAATTATACCTGTACTCATTGCCGTAGGAGCCTCCCCATCCCAGCACGAACTCTTTATACCGGAACAGCGGCGTAGCCAGGTTATCCATCCTCGTGCCGCCGAAGGTCGGAATCACATTATCATTGGCATCAATCATGAAATCATAGCCGATGATGATATCATTCACCATTAGCAGCAGAGCTTCACAGCTTCCGGATCCGCAGATCGACCTTGCAGCCGATGTAAATCCAAATGAGATCAGCGTCACATCCGTACTGTTGGAAAGATTGATCTTGTAAATGCCTTCATCATCGTAAGCCAGCACATACAGATAACCATTCCTGACCACGGCATTCCGCTTCGTGTTCGGATAACTGGAATCCTCCCTGAAGCTTCCCACAGCCTTCAGCTTTGCATTGGAAAGCGTCCAGCTGCCTTCTGTAAAAGTCAGATCCGACTTCTTGATCTTGATCCACAACACCGTTGCATCGCCGGATGAATTGCCCTGATTGGCAAAACCGTACCAATACCCGTCAAAGCCATCAAGAAAAATACCTGTCGGAGTATAGCTGCCATAAAAATGGAAAGTCGAACACTGCAGCACCGTCTCATCTTCCAGCGTCAGCGTCGTATCATCCAGCTTCTCATTTAAGCCCACATCGAAGACCGGTATCCTGTAACGGCTGATCTTAACCGTGTTGCTCGCATAAGCTATGGAATATAAAAGCCCATTCTCAAAGTCCACTTCCACAGCCCGGAATAAAGTATTCAGCCAGGTCACGCTGAGATCCAAAGAGTTTTTCCTGAGCAACAATAAAGCCGTATTTACAGCCACGTCAGAGCCGTATGCATTTGCCCCGCCCTGCTTTGAAGTAAGCCCTATTGCAGCAATCGTGCCATTTCCCTGTGACGGCGTAAACTCCCAGACAAACTTATATCCATCCGAAAGAGCCATACTCTCCGTCAGGTTCATGCTCCCGCGCTTCACATTCGCCATGGCATTGACATCATTGCTGGCATAGGCAATCGGCAGATTCGCCGTTGACGGATAAATATTACCTGCCGCCTCTGACAGCGCACTGGAAAACATCAAGATACCGCCGATCATGTTCGGACATATCGGCAGCATCTCATCATTCCATACCACCATATCGTCATACTGCCCCGAAGTC